TTGTTTGATGGAATGAATAAAAAAATGCATTATAAAGAAATTTATCAATTAGCAAAAAAAAGAGTTGAAATGTTTGTTGATTTAAAAGGTCAAAGTCCAATACCATCAATTGAATTTGAATATCTTGAGAAAGAAAGGATAAAGGAATTAAATGGAAAATCTTAGAGATAAATTGTTAAATGATTGGAGTATACAATGATGAATAGTTTTGAAATTAATATAAATGAAAAAGGATTTGGAGATGTGAAAATAGATGGTTATCAATTATCTGGAATAAAGTCAATAGAAATAAAAAGTCATATAAATGAAATATCAATTGTCAAAATAGAATTTATTTCAAATGGTATAAAAACAAAAATTCAAGAGAAATAAGGAGAATAAAAATTGAGTAATTTTTTTAATGACAAAAAAATATTAATACTTGGAGGAACTGGAAGCTTAGGAAGGGTATTAACTGCAAAATTATTAAAAGAAGATATAAAAAAGATTTATATTTTCTCAAGGGATGAGTATAAGCAATATACAATGTCTAAAAAAATTAATAATGATAAGATTTCTTATTTAATAGGAGATGTAAAAGACAGAGATAGATTGTATAGAGCTTTTGATGAAATTGATTATGTTATACATACAGCCGCTCAAAAGCATGTTCCTTCATGCGAATATAACCCTTTTGAAGCTGTGAAAACTAATATTATTGGAGCTCAAAACATCATAGACGCAGCTATAGACAGAAATGTTAAGAAAGTAATTGCAATCTCTACGGATAAAGCCGTTAGTCCAATTAATCTTTATGGTTGTACTAAAGCAGTCATGGAGAAATTGTTTATACATGGGAATAATTATTCAGGTGATAAAACAACAAGATTCTCATGTGTAAGATATGGAAATGTTGTTGGGTCGAGAGGGTCAGTTATTCCATTTTTCAAGAAATTAGCTAAGGATGGCGAACAGGTTTTTCCTTTAACTGACAGGGGCATGACAAGATTTTGGATCACACTGGATCAGGCTGCGGATTTTGTATTGAAATCATTGAAAAATATGAATGGTGAGGAAATTTTTATTCCTAAACTAAAATCAATGAGAATAATTGATTTAATTAAGGCAATAAAAGAAGATTCAAAAGTCGAGACAATAGGGATAAGACAAGGTGAAAAAGTATATGAGACATTAATAAATAAAGAAGAATCAAAGCATTTTTTAGATATGAATGATTATTTTGTTATTGATAAAAATGCTCCAATTAGTCCATTTGATTCTTTTGAATATACAAGTGAAAATAATAATGATTATTTATCTATAGAAGAAATGAGGAATTTATTATAAATGATTAAAATATTTAAATCAATTGAAAATAAAATTAAAGATTTAGGATTTGAATTGATTTACGAATCAGATCTAGTTTTACAATTCAAAAGAAAAAATAAACAATTTGATTATATTCAAAGGGTTGATCTTGTAAGGAAAACTAATAAAATTCCTATAATACAAAGTTATCAAAAAGACAATGATGCTATGGTTGGACTTACAATTATAGAGTGTAAATTGTTTTTGAAATTAATTAAAAAATTAAAATGGTAATGAAAGGGGTTTATTATGGGTGATTAATTATGCTAAACATTTTATAGATCAAGATGACATTGAAGCAGTCTCAAAAGTGCTAGAAAGTAAATTTTTGACAACAGGTCCAAAAGTTAAAGAATTTGAAAAAGAATTAGTAAGATATACAGGATATAAATATTGCAAAGCAATGAATAGTGGAACAGCTGCTTTACATGCGGCATGTTATGCTATTAATTTAAAGTCTGATGATGAAGTAATTATTCCATCAATATCTTTTGTGGCAACTGCTAATTGTATAACTTACATGGGAGGAAAACCAATATTTGCAGACATAGATCCAGATACTCTTTTAATTGATCCTGAAAGTATTAAAAGATTAATTACTAGTAAAACTAAGGCGGTTATATCAATGGACTATGCAGGTCAATTATGCGATTTTAAAGCTATTAGAAAAATTTGTGATGATAATAATTTAGTTTTTATAAATGATTCTTGCCATTCATTTGGTGGAATTAATACAATTGCTAAAAATACAATTCCTCATATTGTTTGTTATAGTTTCCATCCAGCAAAGCATATAACAACTGGCGAGGGTGGGGCTTTATTAACTAATGATCTTATAATAGATATTAGGGCTAAAACTTTTAGAAATCATGGTCGAGAAAATTATGAAATGAATTCATTGGGATATAATTACAAGATGTCGGATATTAATGCAGCACTTGGAATTTCTCAATTAAAGAAACATGCTGCCTTCCAAATGAGAAGATATGTATTAATCGACAGATATAACATAAACTTAAAATGTGAAAAATTAATACAAATCGAAAATAGAATTCATGTTTATCATTTATATGTGATAAAAATAAACAAAAGAGAAGAATTTATTAAATATATGTATGATAAGGGAATTCAATGTGTTGTACATTTTAAGCCTATATATGATCATGTTTATTATCATCACTTAAGAAATGAATCAAATTGTCCTAATACTGAAAAAACAAAAGATAAAATTGTAAGTATTCCTTTGTATTATTCTTTAGCAAATAGAGAACAGGAATATATTATTAAATGTATTAATGATTTTGTGGAGGTAGATAATGATTGATAAGACATATGGTAATTATATTTTAGTTTGTGAAGGCTGCGGCGAAAGTGAGACTTTTGACAGTTTTCAAGATGCTTTAGATTATGTAAAAGAAAACAATTGGACAATTAAGAAACATGAAACAGATTGGATTAATTATTGTGAAGATTGCAAAGAAGATGAGGAGGGAAACAAATGAATCATAAAGTTATAAATGTATATTGTCCGAGCTGTAAATGTATTGTTACAGCTGCACCAGTTATTGACAAGAGTGGGAATGTTACCTACTATTGCACTGGATGTGGACAAGAATTGGAGGAAGATTGAATGAATATTATTCTTGATTTTGGCAGTGGTAATACTTGTAAAAATAACAAGACATACATTAAAAGAATGTATGATGAATTAAATGAAGTTGATAGCAGAAAACATAAAGTAATTATCAAATGGCAATTATTCAGAAGATTAGGACAAAATATTTCTTTAACTGAGAATAGTTTTAATTTTGCTTATGAGTATGGAACAAAGTTAAATTATAAAGTTACTTCAAGTGTTTTTAGTATGGAATCTTTAGAGTTTTTATTAGGGTATGATATACCTTTTATTAAATTAGCAAATAAAAGGGAAACAGATTTCTTAATTAATTATATTCCTGAAAGATTGCCTGTATATATATCAAAAACTCATGATTTATTTTTGCCAAAACGTGATAATGTTGTTGAGATGTGGTGTATTTCACGTTATCCAGCTGAAATTAGTGATTATGAAAAATTGGATATCAAAAAAGGAGATGCCATATCAGATCATACAAAAGACTTTACATTATTTAATAAGTATAAACCTAAAATAGTTGAATGGCATTATAAGCTTGATTTTAGCTCTGGGTTGGATGCTGGAAGTTTTGCTAAGACTCCAGGTCAATTAAAAGAAATATTGTAAAGGTGGTTGCTGTAATGATTGTTGCATTAATTCAAACTAGAATGCATAGTACAAGATTGCCAGGAAAATGTATGATGAAATTATTGGGTAAAGAAATGCCTACTTATGTTATTGAGGCAGCTCAGATATCAAAGATAAATAATTTCACAGGTATTATTTATCCTAAAAATGATTATATTTTTGAAGATAAATATTTTAATAAATGCTTTGTTTTTGGTGGATCTGAGCAAAATGTTTTATCAAGATATTATAATGCTTGTCAGCACATTGATAAATTACACGTTTGTGAAATTAAACATGTAATAAGATTGACATCTGACACCCCATTGTTATATTTTTATCCAAATATTATTGATGAGGTAATTAACGCTCATCTAATGGCAGGGGCTGATTACACACATAATAGGGGCAAATTTGGATATCCTAGTGGTCTTGATGTTGAAATTATGAAATATTCAACATTGAAAAAAATCTATAATGAAGCGGAAAAAAAAGAACATTTAGAGCATGTTACTTTATATGTTAAAGATAATCCCGAAAGATTTAATATAAAAGTTGTTAATTGTTCATTTTCTTTTAATTGCAAATGGTCTGTAGATACAAAAGAAGATTTTGAAAAAGTTGAGGATATGATAAAAATAATAAAGATGGAAAGAGGAATTGAATGATTTATTTAGATTGTTTAAATTTTGAAAATGTAGAGCATATTAGGAGACAAAGAAATAAAATTTCTGGGCATGGTATATTTAGGACATCTTTTTTATTAACTTATAATATGCAAAAGGAATTTTATGACAATATAATTAGTAATAGAAAAGCAAATTCTAGATATTTTGGCATCTTTTTAAAAGAAATAAGTGATGATATGACTAATTTGGCTATTTTGATCGGATATATTGGCTTAGATAAGATAGAATGGGAAAATGGAATTGCTGAGATTGGATTATTAATCTTTGACAAATATCATAATAAAGGATATGGATCAAAGGCTTTAAATTTGCTTTTAATCGAGGCTTTTAATAGTATGAGATTGCAAAATATTTATGGTGAATGTTATAAATGCAATCCTGGAATAAAATTTTGGAAAAAAATGATTAAGAAGTATAAAGGATATGAAACTATATTACCAGCAAGAAAATTTTTTAATGGGTCTTATTGGGATTCATTATATTTTAATTTTAATTGTTTTGATTTTGGAGAGTAGATAATTATGAAAAAATATTTAATTTTAAGTCCATATGCTGAGAATGGAACTAAAAATTCAGGAGACGACCTCATAGTTAAAAGCTTGATTGAATTGCTTAAATTCTTTTCTAAGAAAACTATTAATTATGATATTGTGTCAATAGCAAAGTCAACATTAAACAAAGAGAATAAATTTAATAAAATTAACATTAATAAATATAATGCTATTTTAGTTCCAGGCTTTAGAATTACAATTGAAAGACAAGAAATTTTGGATATTAGATTAAAATATATTGAAAAAGCAATTATAAATAACATTCCAATATTTTTATTAGGATCTAGTTGGTGTATTTCTCCAGGAACAATAAAACAAACAAAATTAAAGATAAATCCTAAAGAAAAAGCATTGTTAAAGTATATTATAAATGATAAAAAAAGTTTGTTAACAACAAGAGATATTTATACTAAATTATTATTGAAAAACAATAATTTAGTATGTTCTATGACTGGCGATATAGCATTATTTGATGTGAATTATTTATTTACTAGATTTGTTTCGTCTAATATAAGAAATATAGCAATATCATTGCCTCATAATATTACTTATTATAAATATTGCTTTCAATTAAAAGAAAAACTCCAAAATAGATTTAATGTTTGTATTACTACTCATCAATCTTTAAATAACAAATTATATAAGAATTTGTCTGGTAATTATCAAAATTTAAATTATTATCGAAAATTTGATATGCATATTGGATTTAGACTTCATGGCCATTTATGGTTCTTAAGGAATAGGAAACCATCTCTTTTAATTGCTGAAGATGGCAGAGGAAACGGAAATTTAAAAACGTTTTCTAATGCTGGTTTTCATATAAATAAAATAAAAAAAGATATTAATTCCATTATTGAATTAATGAATAATGAAATTAATAATGATTTTGAAATTAATAAGAAAGTTATGAAAGAAATAGATAAGTTGTGGGATCAGAAAGTTAAAAACATAATTTTAAGGATATTGGAGGTTTGAAATGCATATGCAAAATTTTGTTAACAATTATAATAAATTCTCACAATATGTAAAAGGAAAAAGAATAATAATTGTTGGGCCTTCTAACTCATTAGAAAATAAAAACCTTGGGAAGGAAATTGATAAATACGATATAGTTATTAGACTAAATAATTCATATCCCATTTTTATAAACAAAGAGAATCACAGAGATATAGGAACAAGAACAGATGTTTTATATCATACTGGAGCAATAAGAAAAACTTTAGAGAAGGCGAGTAGAAAATATAAAACTGATAACTTGAATTTGTTGAGATCTGATAAAATAAAATTTTTTGTTTTAAAGAGAGATTTTTTTAATGGGACAAAATCTGAAAGAAATTATGTTATAGATTTTAATAAAATAGTCAGAAATACAATAAAAATTGTATTAATAGAAAAAAGATTTTTAAATAGAATAAGAAGAAATTTAAATAGTACCGATCCGAATATATCAACCTTGGCAATTACGCATTTAAGAAAGTTTGAATTTAAATCATGTCGCATTATTGGTTGCGATTTTTATCAAAATGAATATCATAAAAGTTATTTTATTCCTGATACTTTGATATTTAGTAAAGATCAAAAAAAATTAATAAGAAGGGATGGCAAAAAAAGAAGAAGGCCTAAAATTCCTCATGATTTTAAAACTCAAATTAGATTTTTATTTAAAATATTAAAAAATGACAAAAGGTTTAAAGTTGATGATATAAAAGTATGGAGGCAAATAATTGATAATTGATATAGCAAAAGCTAGAAATATTATATTTTTTGATTATATAAACTATCATCCTTTTGTATCAACTTTAAAACAATATAAAAAAAATAAAAATTTAAATTATAGAGATAGTGAATTATTTAAATTTTATAATAAATTTAATCCTAAAAATGCAAGTCAAGTATTGTTTGAAACTGATGAGTTGAGATCATTAGTTAATACATCAAAATTCATAATAGTACATCCTTGGAATAAATTTATTATAAAAGGTGAAAAAAAATTAAGTATAGAGCATGGTTGTCAATATTTTGGGAAAGTCTCAAGAAGTAAATGCAAGCTGGAATTTAAAAGATTAATTAAATTATATAATAAAATTAAAAAAAATGGTTATAAGCTTAATAAGTCTATTTCAGGATATCTTTTAAAGAAAGATAATGATTATAGATTTATCGTTACAGGTGGCAATCATAGAATTGCTGTTTTAACAGTTTTAAATCATAAGTTTGTAAATGTAATAGCAAAAGAAATTATAAGCATAAATAACATCAATAAATTAAAATCTCAGTTAACAAGAAAAGAGAAAATTAAAATTTTTAATAGATTTTTTATTGAAAATGGGAAAGATAAATTAAAAAGAATAGAGAGGATGAATGATACTATGAAACCTAAAATATATCAAGAAAAAGCTGCAAAGAAAAAATTTGAAATTATAAGAAAATATTTAACAAAAGAAGATCAAACTTTATTAGATATTGGTTGTAATTTTGGATATTTAGTTGAGAAATTTGCAGAAAGAGGAATTAATTCTATGGGATATGAGGCAGAAAAAAAATATATTGATCCTAAAAATAAGAAAGTTATTAATAAAATTTTGACACCTAGCAATGTAAGATACATAAAAAAATATGATGTAATTTTATTATTATCTGTTAATCAACAATTTAATCAGGCCTGGGGAAAAGAAACTGAAGAAAAAATGATTAAGACAATAGGCGAAAAATGCAATAAGTTTTTCTTTCAACCAGCTTCAATTAAAAGTAAATACAAGGAAGCTCCTAATATTGTAGACAATAACAAGATATCAATTGTATCTTATTATGAAAAAAAATTAAAAGAAATATTTCCTAACAGACAAATTAATTATATAGGTGAAACTAGATTAACAACGAAAAAAGAAAGATATAGATATATATTTTTAATAGAAAAGAAAGGAGAAAATTAATTGAATTATGATATTAAAAATAATACATTAGAAGAATGTTTAAAACATTGGAACGATCCAAATGATCACAATCAACCAGAAAATTATAATAAAAAACATACTCAACAAAGAAGTAGATATTTATTAAGTCTATTCAATAAATATAAAATTAATAAAAATAGTAATATTCTTGAAATTGGCTGTAATTGTGGCAGAAATTTAAATTATTTATATAATGCTGATTATAATAATTTAACTGGAATAGAAATTTCCAGAAATGCTCTAGAATTTCAAAAAATATTTTTTCCAGACATTAAGGCTAACTTAATTAATTCTTCTGTTGAAGATCATATTTTATTTTTTAAAGATAATCAATTTGATGTAATTTTTACTATGGCAGTATTGCAACATATACACATTGATAGCAACTGGATATTTGAACATATAGCAAGAATCTGCAAAAAATGTCTAATATTAATAGAACTTGATACTCGTAATTATACTGACATCTTTTCAAAGTTTGGATTTTCTTTAATTGAACAAAGAAATTGTACTCAAATAGAAGGAATTGAAAAATATAAATTTAGAATACTTAAAAAGAAAGGATGACTTAATAATTAAATGAAAAATGTTAATAAAATTATACATATTAAAAACAAACAAAATAATTTAATAAATTTTATTAAAGATCTATTAAAAAAAGCAGAGAATGGCGAAATAACAAAATTAATTACTGTCTCGGATGATAACAATAGTAATGATGATGCAATTATGACAGGTTATTATAATTGCAGTTTTATGGATAGACAATTGTTAATTACAACTTTGCAATTAGATCTAAGTTATAAAATGGTTGAAGCTAATGTTGATAAGCTTATTGAAATTATAAATGAGTAATTGGAGGCAAAAAATGATTGATGTAATTTATTTAAATGGTGGTTCAGGAGAAAGAGCCGAATTAGGCTTTCCTAAACAATTCGCTCGGTTAAAAGGAAAACCAATAATGATCTATGGGCTAGAGATTTTAAGACAAATTAAAGAAATTAATAAAATTATTATACCATGTCAGAAAATAGTGGATGAGGTAATAATAAATAATTTATTTGTATATGGAATAAAAAATTATATGATTTGTGAAGCTGGAAAAACTCGTCAAGAATCAGTTTATAATGGATTAAAAAATGTTGGGACTAAACAAGTTTTAATCTGTGAAAGTGTAAGGCCTTTTATGAGCAAAAAACTAGTTGAGAAAGTAATTAACATTAAGGGAGATTGTGTAAGTCCTATTGATAAGTCGGTGGCTAGTGTTATTGATTTAGATGGAGTTTCTTATGAAAGAAATAATATTGGAACAGTACAGATGCCGCAAAAATATGATACGAAAAAATTAAAAAAAATTCACGAATGTATGAAAGAAAAAAAAGAAAAGGCTACAGATGAAATGGATCTTATTTGTAAATATGCTGTTATATATAATGAATTTCCTTTTAATAGATTAGTTATTTTCCATGGAGAAAGAGAAAATATTAAGATAACTTATCCAATTGATTTGAAAATAGCTGAGGCAATTTTGGACTATAGGAGTGGGAAAAAAGATGAGTAACATAATCATAACTGGAAGCAATCGAGGAATAGGATTAGCAATTGCTAGAGAATGGGGAAAAACAAGAGATAATTGTTTTTATGGATTTACTAAATTTAATGGACTTGATGTTACGGGTGTGGGAGCAATAAAAAATTTTTTTAAAATACTGCCTAATATATGCGATTATCAGGAACCAATTGCACTTGTTAACAATGCTGCAATTGTTGAATCTGGAACAATTCAGGAATTATCTAATGAATCATGGCAAAATCAATTTAATGTTAATGTGCATGGTGTATTTAATTGCTGTAAGGAATATATTAAGTTTTGTATTGAAAATAGAATAAAAGGGAAAATTATCAATATTGCTTCAACCGCAGGACTAGGAGCAAGACCAGGAAGGGCAGCATATGCAGCAACAAAAGCGGCTATAATAAATTTCAGTTTTAGTTTAGCCGAAGAAATCAAATCATATGGAATGAAGGTTTATATTGTCTGTCCTGGTGCTGTCGATACTGACATGAGACATTATTTAGTTCCAGATGATGATTTTGGAAATATGATGAAACCTGAAGAAATTGCAAAATTTATATGTGGCTTAATAAAAGATGGAAAGCATCTTGATAATCAAATATTGGAGGTTAGGAAATAAAATGTTAGTAAATGTTTTTAACAAAGTTCACTTCCCAATTGAAGTTGGGCGATTTATATTTAATCCATTTGAAGAAGTTATAATCAATGTAAAAAATCAGAGTGAATATAGGGATTTAAGAATACAAAAGACTTTAAGAATAAATAAATATAATAATAAATCATATAAAATAAGACATGGTTTAGAGTATGGAAACAGATTTAATTTTGTATATGATAATATGTCCCAACATGCTGGTGAAGCTTATAGATATGCAATAGAAGCTTTATCTAATCCTATTATTAAGTATATGCCATCAGGCTGCAATGGTTTTACTCAAAGACCTTTGCCAGGATTAAATATAAGATGGTTTAATTCTGCTAGAATAAACGAGCAAGGGAAAGCTCCTGTAGGGCCTTATGATGTTTTCTTTAGCCATGGGATCGGTGATAAAAATTACTGGAAAGGATCAAAAATAGAAAATTATAAATATGCTTTCGTACCAGGGCCAGCATGGGAAAAAAGAATGAGAAAAACAGGTTACAAAGGCGAGATATTTGTTTGTGGATATACAAAGTTAGATCCTCTTTTAAATGATGAAATAGAAAAAGAAAAAAAAGAAAAACCCTATATTGTATGGGCTCCGACTCATGGATATCATACTAAATATAAGGGGCGAAGTAGTTATCCACAATGTAAAACATTAATTAATCAAATAGATAATATTTATGAAACATGTTTAGCTATGCATCCAACTTCAAAGTTGCATAACAGGATTAAACATACTCCAACACTAGTTGAATTATTGAATGCTGATGTTGTAATCGCTGATGCTGGAAGTACTCTTTATGAAGCCTGGATATTGGGGAAGCCAGTTATATTCCCAGATTGGATATGTAAGCAGGATGTAATTAATCACTTTAAAAAAGATTCTGATAATTTTGAATATCAGATCTATAAAAAAGAAATTGGCTATCATGCTAAAGATATGAATCATTTAAATAAATTAATTGATATTGCTTTAAATGATGGAATGAAAGATTCTTCAAAGGAATTTATAGAAGAAATTTATCCTAAAAAAATAAGAGGCAAAGCGGGAATGATCGCAGCAAAACAGTTAATAGAATTAGCTGATATATTAAAGATATAGGTGAAAACATGTATAATACTATAGAATTAGCAAAACAACTAAATATTCAATACAGATCAATTAAAAAGATAATCGAAAAATATTATGATGACTTTAAAATGTTTGGAGAAATTAAGATAATAAAAGGACAAACAACTAAAAAAGGTGGTCGTCCTAGAAATAAAATATATATTTTAAATAATAATCAAAAGGATTTATTAATTATCTATTTAGGCAATCATACTTTAATAAGAAAAAAAAAGCAAAATCTTATTAAAAAAAATAATGAATTAATTTAATAATTTTTTTAATTCCATTTTTACATAAGCAGATAAAGACAAACCGCTTTTATCGGCTTTTTCTTTTAATTGATCTTTCATTCCCTTTTCTATTCTCACATACAAAAAATCACTTTGTTTTTTCATAATGCCTCCAAATTCTTTTTTTTATATTATAACATATGTATTAACATTATACAAACATTGTATAGACATTTTGAGTTATTTATGCTATAATTTAATTTAATTATTAAAGAAAGAATCAGAGGTGATCATATGATTAAATATATGAAAATTGAAAATTACAAAAATTTAGGTGAATTGGGATTCATGACTCATATATATCAATTAATAAATGATAATGGGAAAATAATATTAATAAGAGCATATGATATTGAACCAGCTAAACTATGGTATGGAACTATTTTACGTAAAGATAAAAGTTATACTAATTTAAATTTAGATAACAAAGATAAAATAATACCAGAGATAAAAAAATATGTTGGATCTATTGAAGTCATAAAAGATTTAAAAGATTTTATAAATGATACATTTTTGGAAAATTTTTTGAAGGAATGTGAAGAAAAGGAGCTATGATATTATGGGGAACATAGAAGAACAAATAAAAACAAACATAATTTTAGAAAAATTAGTAAATGAGCTTAGATTTGAAGAAATTAAGCTTAATAAAAAAATTAAAGCTTATCAATATAAGATTAAGTCTTATACTGATAAAATAAAAAATACAGAGAAATATAAAAAGACTGAGAAATTAAAAAATAGAATGAATATTTTCGTTCTAACATGTAAAAATATGATAAAACAAATAGAAAAAGATATAGAGGAGATGAGAGAAGAAATTACTTATAAGAGGGAGTATGCGATTGAGGCTTGTCAGGAAGTTCTTGTAAATGCTATAAGAGAAGGAAATATCAATGAAGATACTTTATTTTCTCAAAATGGACATTTAATATACATGATCCCATCTGCAAGACTTATTTTTAAACCTCAAGAAATTAGTATTAGTAATAAAGAAATTTTAAGAAATTTCTTGAGGAAAAATAAATTAGATTTATATATTGATGGAGATGAAATATATTTAAATCTATTAAGGAAAGATGTTCTCATTGCAGAGGACGGGAGTATTTGTAATAATGATGGTTTGATCTTTGAGGGCTTATCCTTAACAGATTCAGAAATGAAATTGGAGGTATTTTAAATGCAGATGCAAAGAATAAGATACACAGAAGAACAAAAGGAAGCAATAAGAAATAATTTAGAAAGAATTCTAATTTTTTATGGAGCTAAACCTAATAAATCTAATTGGGATTGTGTCCCGCATAGACACAATAATCCGAAAGAAAATTTATCCGTAAACAATAATGTCTGTTGTTGTCATTGTGGATTAAAAGGAGATTCCTTTAATGTTATATCTGAGATGGAAGGATACGACATTAAGCGAGAGTTTCCAGAAATCATTAAAAAAGGATTAGAAATTTTAGGAAATAAAATTATTGTTAATTCTTCTATCAATAAAAATAAAAAAATTAACAATAAGAAAAAAAATAATATAGAAAAGATAGAATATTGTTTAACTGATATTATATTAAATAATTTCCAAAAGTCAAAAGGCTACACCTATTTTTTGAAAAGAAATATCAAGGATTATAATTTATTTAATAAATATAAAATTTTTACTGGGAATCCTAAAAAGATATTCCCTGAAAATTTATTACCTAAATTATATAATTTATGGAGTTATCAAAATATAATTCCAGTTTGGGAAGAAAAGAAAGTTGTAAATGTTCTGTTAAGAAGGGATGATTTTTTGAGTACGAGAAATAAAAAAATACTTAACTTAAAGGGAATCCCTCTTAAAATCTGGAATGCTGGATATTTAAGGCATTCAAAAAAAGAAGATTGTTTGTTTCTAACTGAAGGAATTTTTGATGCTCTTAGTTTTGAACAAATAGGATGCAAGGCAATTGCATTAAATACAGTAACAATGGTTAATAATCTTCTAAAAATAATAGAAGAAAATGTTGATCAATTAAAAGAAAATCAAACTAAATTTTTTATTGCCTTTGATAATGATGATTCAGAGAAGGCAAAAATGAATATAAAATTATTTAGGGATAAATTAGATCTTGAATTAAGAAAATTAGGATTTAAAACTTTTATTTTATCTCTAAACAATTTTAAAGATATAAATGATTGGCATAAAGAAGACCCTGTGTTGTTTAAACATAAGATAAATTATATTGTTAATCTCTATGGATAAGAAGGATTGTGATAAATACGATCAATGTATAAATCATGAGGATTGTGATGTTTGCATTGATCAAGATAAATTCATAAGCAATGAAGATATAAAATAGGATTTCTTTTTTAATTAAATCTAAAAGTCAAAAAATGACATCTGTCTCAAATTAATTCTTATAAGAACTAATTTGTTTTTTTTTGTCTAATAATATATAATCGTTTTATAAGCTCACCAAGCGTAAATGGATAAATTTAGCCGACCAGGCGTAAAATGGGAGGTTTTTATGAAATTAATGACAAAACTAAAAAAAATGTTCTTTTTATCATTTTTGTTTCCAGTAATTCCAATATTGGCAATCCCTGATGATGTAGGAGAAGAAGGAAATGACGATAAGGGCGACGAGGGCAATGATGATAGTAATGAAGATGATGAATCAAAAGATGGGAAAGATCCCGAAAAGGATACACAAGTTGTATTTAAGAGTCAAAAACATTTAGATGCAATAATTAACAGAAGAATAAAAAAGGCAGTCTCAAAAGCAAAAGAAGAAGCTGAAAAAGAAAAAGAAAAAGCTAATATGTCTGAGATAGAAAAGATTAAAGCAGCGAAAGCCGACTCAGACAAAAAAGCTGAAGAATATTTGTTAAGAGCAAATAAAACTTTAATCAGAGCTGAGATTGTCTCAAGATCTCACAAATTCAATATTGTTGATCCAGCTGCCGCATACAAATTAATTGATACCGACGATATTGAAATTGATGAAAGTGGGAAAATATCTGGAGTTGACGAAGCTCTAGAACAATTAGTTAAGGATAAGTCTTATCTAGTAAGAGAAGATCGTAAACACACAAGTGGAGACGATCAAAACGCAGGACAGAATAAAAAGAAACTAAATTATTCTATGAATGCAGCAATAAGAAGGGCAGCTGGCAAAAAATAACTTTTAGGAGTGAAGAAAATGTCAGAAGCTTATGTTCCAAGAGTGGGCGTTGAGGCTCTAATGCCCGAGGAATATCAAAGAGATATAATCGATCATGTACCAGAACAGTCCGCAGTGATGACATATGGATTTAGGGCTCCAGATATGGCTAGGGCTCAAAGAAGAATTCCTTGTTTATCTGCCTTACCTATCGCATACTTCTCAAATCCTGGGCCAAGTTCAAAAGATGAAGATGAACAATGGAAAAGACTAACACAAATTATGTGGGAAGATAAATATATTGAGGCTGAAGAAATAAACTGTATTATTGCGATTCCGCAAGCGGTCTTGGACGATGCCGATTATGATATTTGGGGACAAGCAAGACCTAATATTATAGAAGCATTCGGACAGGTGTTTGATAGAGCGGTCTTTTATGGAACAAATGCTCCACAGGTATGGCCTGATCCAATCGTAACCGCCGCAACTGCACATGGCAACTTCGTAACGGTCGGAAGCATTGGAACAGACATCTATGATGATATCATGGGTGAAGATGGATTAATTGCAAAAGTTGAAGATGATGGATTCATGGTTGATGGATACATCGCAGCAATTAGAATGAGAGCGAAATTAAGAGGTTTAAGAGATTCAAATAAGCAGCCAATTTTTAAACCTATTACAAAAGAAGGAGTACAGGGGAATACTAGTTATATGCTAGATGGAGAACCTTGTTATTTTCCTAGAAACGGGGCTGTTGATCACACAAAATCATTACTAATAGCTGGAGCATGGAAACAACTTATGTATGCTATTCGTAAAGACATTACTTGGAAGATCTTGACAGAAGCTGTAGTCCAAGATCCAAGCACAAAAGAAATTTTATATAATTTAGCTCAGCAAAATATGGTTGGGTTAAGATGTTCAATGAGATTGGGATGGCAAGTACCAAATCCAATCAATAGAATTCAAGAAGATGAAGAATTAAGATATCCATTTAGCGTACTTGGTGAAGAACAGAGCTAAAGGAGCAATTAGTTTATGAAAGCTAAAATTGAATTCATAAAGGAAAGATATTACAAAGGGAAAAAGTATAAACCTGGAGATATTTTAATAATATCAATGCAAGACGCAAAGATTTATATAAATGCTAAAGCTGCAAAATATTATAAGAAACCACCGAAAACAAGAAAAATTGAGGATTTGAGTTACAAAGATCTTCAGGATTTATGCAAAAAAAATAATTTGAAAGCAGTTGGAAGTAAAGATGAATTGATTCTTTCTTTAAAAGAGAGAATAATAAGCATATAAGGAGAAATTTGCATGAGTAATGAATATACTATTAATGTAGTGAAAGAGTTAAAAGAGGTTGTTGATTCGATAAACTTAAATGCAGATTTTCTGGAAGACTTAAAAAATGCAGCTGACTCAATAAATTCAAATACACAGAATTTATTGAGTCTAAAGAAGTCATTAGATGCAAGTCTTGGAGATGATGGCGGTATTGTTATTTCTGATACAGATACACACACTCCAGGTACTGGATATGAATTTTTTGCTATTAAAGCATTAAATGATATAGTTATAAATTCTGCAACTGGAAATATTGATGATATTGATGGAATTACTGTATATGAAAAAGATGTCATTTTTGGCAATTGGACAAATTTAAAACTAACAAGTGGAAGCTGTCTCGCTTACAAAAAGAAGGTATAATATGTTAAGAATTGGATTAGGATTAGACTTACAAAAAATAAAAATAATTAACCATGATCATATTTCCATTTGGGATACTACTAAAACAAGCGTTGGAAGTAGTACAGATCATCAAATAAAAATACCTGTTGAAAATGGAGGTACTTATGATTGTGTTGTTTTTTGGGGGGATGGTTCAAGTGATTCAATTACAACTTGGAATGATGTAGCATGGACTCATACATATGCAAATACAGGTATTTATAGAATAAAAATCAAAGGGCAGTTTGAGGGGTTTAGATTCAATAATACAGGAGATAGATTGAAGTTACTATCTATTGAAAATGGAGGCAAATTCTTCAAGTTGGGAGATAATAATGGTTATTTTAATGGTTGTGAGAATTTAACAAAGACAGATAATTTAAATACATCTGGTATGACTGATATGTCATATATGTATGCTTATTGTTATCTTTTTAATGGAGATGTCTCAAAATTAAATACTAAAGATGTAGATACAATGTTAGCAATGTTTGGAAATTGTTATATTTTCAATCAAGATGTAAGCAATTTTGATACTTCTAAAGTTACAACAATGAGGGCAATGTTTTTTGGTTGTGCTAAGCTTAATCAAGTAATTAATTTTAATACTAAAAATGTAGACACAATGTATGATATGTTTAAAGGTTGTACAGATTTTAATCAGGATTTATCTTCTTTGGATTTAACTAAAGTAAACAATATGATCGATATGTTATTAAATGCTACATCATGGAGTACTGCAAATTATGATGCATTTTTGATAAGTGCGGAATCTCAAAGTGTGCAATCTGGAGTGACTTTTGCATGTTCAAGTAAGTATACAGGTGGAGGAGCTGCTGAAGCTGCTAGAACATATTTAAAAAATACAAAATTATGGAATATAACTGATTTAGGAGCTGTTTAATATGCCTTATACTATAAATTCTATTCCAGATAGAATAAAAGATTTGCCTGTAAAAGCTAGAAAAATATGGATAAATGCTTTTAATTCTGCATATGATCAATATAATAAAAATGAGCAAAAATCAAATTCGACAGCTTGGGCAGCTGTCAAAAAAGCAGGATATAGAAAAAATGATGATGGAATATGGAAGAGGTGGAAATAATGGCTTATATTACAAGTTCTGATTATAATTCTATAACTGGAAGAGATTCCAGTGAAGCTACAACAGAAAGGCTGTTATTGGCTTCTAAATTATTAGATTCTAGAATCGGCAATTATGCGACATGGGCTACAGGCTATAAAATAGACAATAGCTCTAGTACCTGGTATGTAAAACCTGCTTTTTATGATCCAAATTTAAATTATGTTGGAAACTCAAATATTCACAAAGTTAAAGTAACCCAAGCTCAAAAGGATGCAATAAAATTATGGGTTGCTGCAATGATTACAGAATTATATAATTCCAGCAATAATATGGCTGGATCTGGAAGCAATGTTAAACTTGGACGATTTTCAGTTAATAAAGGAAGTTCACAGAATAATCCAAGCCAGATTTTGCCTCAGACAATGGGATTTCATGATTCAATACTAATTGACAGTGGGATCATTGCACGAAAGGTGGAATTAAGATGAGTATGTCTGAGTTTAATAAAATGATGACTCATGAGATTCAATTAATAAAAAGAACTAAAAATGAATCAGGTGATTTTTTAAATATTTCATCAACTACTTATCCAGCTTTTGTGCAGTATGGTAATCATTTGATTGAGAAAGAAAATGGTGAAATATTTAAGGCAATTGCTATTGTTTTTTTAAATGATTCAATTGTAATAGATATTAGTTATCCTTATTGGTTCATTAATCAAACAAAACCATATGTTAGATCAAATATGGAAGTGCTGAAAATAGATCCAATCGATCATCCATTAAAAGCAGGCAAAACACATCATTATGAAATATTTGTAAGGTAGGTTAAGATTATGGCATGGAGAAATTGGAGAGGGGCACAATTAGTAAGAATTATTGAAAATGCAGCCGTTAAGGCTGTAAAAGATACAGGCGAAATAATTCTTAGAGCCGCAGAAAGCGAAGTTCCACTTGATGAGGGAACATTAAGAAATACTGGAATAGTAATAATGGCTCCTGGCGGGCTACCTTCTGGATGTGTTACATTCGGCGGTGGATCTGGAACTGGATTCCCAATTATTCCATATGCTTTAAGATGGCATCAAGTCTCAGCTAATTTCCAGCATGGCCGAAAAAGATTTTATTTAAGAGATCCTTTTAATCGATTAGCAAAATCAACTTTAGAAAGTAGATTGGCAGAACGTCTTGGAGGTGTATTATGATAGCAAATGATTTCATAAAATGGTTACAATCAAAGGGATTTGGAACGGTTGGAACTGATCTATTTGATACTTTTCAACCACAAAGCCCAAACGATTGTATAACTGCTTTTGATGTAGATTCTCCAGGATTGAGCGAATCAAGTAGCTTAAAAGTTGATATGTTTGGACTCGAGGTTATTGTAAGAAATTCAAACACAGCAAATGGAAAAGAAATAGCCAAAAATATTCATAAAGCCTTTATGGGATTTGGCGGAGAATCATTAATTCCTGGTGGGGATACTATCTCAATGGTCTTTATAGACCAAAGTCCCAGGGGAATGGGAAAAGATGACAAGGGAAGATCTGAATTTACGGTTGTCTATGACTGTCGTGTACAGTCAAGAGGCGATACATATAGACTATAAGAAAGGAGGAATTGTCTTGAAATTAAAAAAACTTTTTAAAATTTTGTTTTTAGCACCTGTATTTCCAGTAATAGGAGCGACACCAGATAATGTGGAAGATGAAGTCAAGTTTGGCAATACTGTTGTACAAGTAGATAATGAAATAGTTTCTAAAGTTACATCATTCAATACCAAGACTGATGTTTCGGAGGAAGAAATAACAGGATCTGAAGATGTTGTCGCTGGAACAAATGTTTTGTTTTCCAAGTTTACAGCTATCAAAGTAGGGAAAACAGCTGACGTTGAGGGAATATCAATTGAGTCTGCGGATTCTGGTCCAGATGATGGACAATCTGAGTTGCAAGATGCAGTTGATCAAGGAAAGATTGTGACATTAAAATCAACCAAAAATACTGGATATGGCTGGAATCTATCAGGATTTTTTACATCTTATGAAGAAGGGGCTGACACCTCGGGAGTATACAAATGGAAAGCTAGTTTTAGAGTCAATCAAAAAACTGAAGTTACACCAGGAAGTTAATCAGTGGAAGTTTATTCTTTAATCGATTAAAAGGAAATTATTTTTCAGGAGTATTTATATATGAATAATAAAGAAAATAATAATAAAAGATTTAAAAATAATGCTGAGAGAATGGCATATTTAAATCAGAAAGAAAGCGAGATTGCAGAAAGACAGGAAAAAAATCTTGTACTTGATTTTGATAAAGCATTAGAGGAAGAAACAAAAAGTCAAATAGAAATAAAGTTATTAGGCAGATCTTATTTTTTACCGACTGAAATGCCTTTTAATTTTAGTACTTTCTTTCTAAGAAATTGTTATAAAAAGATAAAAGGGCAATGGACTGTATTAATGCCTGAAGACAAGGTGCTTCCTTTTATAGAACTAATGTTTGGTAAAAAATTTATTAATCAAATAGAAAATTCTAAGGATAATAGGATCTCTTTAGAATTTGTCATGAGAAACATTGTTCCTAAAGTAATGGAGCAATGGGGCTACAAAATGAATAATTCTAAGGAAAATGCTCAAAAAAAAATGCAGATCCAAGGTTAATTATTTGGGCATGGGGATATTTAGAGGCTGATTTTTTAAGATTTTATAAATTAGATTTAAATTATCTTCATAAAAATAATATTATTACCTGGAGAAGATTTATGATACTCATAAAGGGATTGCCTGAGGATTCGGCATATAACAATTGGTATCATAGCAGAAAAGAAGAAAGAAATTTTGTTGAGAAATCCGAAAATGATATAAATAATCAAATTAAAAGAATTAAAAACTAAAAAAGAAGAAAGGAGGATTATTATGTTTATTGTTGGAACAGTAACAGCACCAATCGAAGCCGACCCACGACCATTCCAGCGTGGTTTAGGTCTTGCCAGATCATCTGGCCTTAATTTTGTGAGTCAAATAGGCTCTAGTATGCAAAGCTTAGGAAGTAGCTTAACAGCTTTTGGGAGCATGTGGACAAAAGCAATAAGTTTACCACTTGCAGCTGCTGGAGTAGCTGCTTTTAAATTTGGAAAAGATTTTGAAAGCGAAATGTCAAAAATTGTCGGACTTGTTGGAGTCTCAAAAACTCAAGTTAAAAGTTGGGAAAAAGATATTTTGGCAATGTCTCCAAGAATAGCTAAACCTCCTAAGGAATTAGCCGAAGCCATGTTCTTTGTAACCTCGGCAGGCTTAAGAGGTGCAGATGCTTTAGATGTTCTCAAAAAATCAGGAATGGCAAGTGCCGCAGGTTTAGGAGATACGAAGACCGTTGCAGATATCGTTACATCTGCTATTAATGCGTATGGAATTGAAAACCTAAGTGCTGCAAAAGCTACGGATATTATGGTTGCAGCTGTAAGAGAAGGAAAAGCCGAAGCATCTGAGTTAGCTGCAAGTTTTGGTCAGGTTTTGCCTATTGCATCTGAAATGGGCGTAACTTTTGATCAGGTGGCTGCGACAACAGCGGCTATGACGAAGACTGGAACTGATGCCGCCGAAGCTTCAACGGCTTTAAAAAGTATTTTATCAGGATTGATCAAGCCTAGTAAACAAGCCGAAGACCAATTAAAGGCAATGGGAACTAGTAGTTCTGAAATGAGGAAAAAAATAAAAGATGAAGGATTATTGGCTACATTAATGGAGCTTAAAGATTTAACTGGCGAATATGGGGAAGAAGCACTCGCAAGAGTATTTCCGAACATTAGGGCGTTTTCTGGAGCTTTAGATTTACTTGGTAAAAATCTCGACTCAAACAAAAAGACTTTCGATGCTGTAAAAAATAGTACAGGGAGTCTTGACAATGCTTTTAAGGCTGCAACTGAAACGGTGGATTTTAAATGGAATGCTGCTTTATCAGCACTTCAGGCAATGGCTATAAAAGCTTTTGGAGCAATAAAGACCGTTGCCGTTCCTGTTTTAGAGGGATTGATAAAGGTTTTAGAATTTGTTGGAGATGCATTTACTTCTTTGTCTCCTGTGCAACAATCATTAATGGTAGTATTTGCGGCAATGGCCGCATTGATCGGGCCTATTATTTTGGGAATTGGGACAGCAATTGGAATATTAGGGGGAATTATAACTGGGGCTATTACAGTATTTACGACATTAAGCACTATTATTTCAGGAATAAGCGTGCCAGTTATTGCAGCTGTGGGAGCAATAGTTGGTCTTGGGGCATCTCTTATTGGATTAATTTTGAGTTCTGAAAAAGTAAGAAATGCGATAAAAGAAAAATTTAATGATATTTCTAGCAAAATAAAAGAAGTTGCTGGATTTATAAAAGAACATTCAAAAGAAATAAAAGGAGCCTTCAAGGGATTAGTGGAAGGAATAACCACAGGCAATTTTGGCGATTTTATTAACAATATGAAGAATTTAGTGCCACCTGAAACAATGGAAAAAATACATAATATAACAATGAAATTTGTTGCATTTAGGGATAAGGTAATAGAAATTAGAGATAAAATTGTAGACTTTGGAGCTAGATTAATTTCTGCATTGGAGCCAATAAAAGAAGTGTTAGCTAATGCATTTGGAAAGATTGATATAGAGCCAATCATAGCAGCTTTTCAAAACATGATGACAAGTTTACAGCCTCTTATGCCTGTTTTAAAGGCTATAGCTACCGTTTTAGGAACGGCATTGGCGGCGGCTATCGGAATCGCTATTGCTGGACTATCTGGTTTTATATCAGCAATTGACAATATCATTGCTATGATCATGAATGCTGTTGGAATAATAACATCAATCATTACAATGGTTCTTGGAGTTATTGTTGGACTGTTTACTGGGAATTGGAATATACTAATTGAAGCATCGAGAAGTTTATGGGAAAACATAAAAGGCCTTTTTACAAATGCAGTATTGGCAATCGTTGGCTTTGTTAGTGGATTTGTTAATGGAATAATAGGGTTTTTTAAGTTCTTATATAAAATGATTGTTGGAGGATCTATAATACCAGACTTAGTAAAAGGAATCATTAAATGGATCAAAAGTTTACCAGGAAAAGTTTTAGGAATTATATCAAGTTTTGTAAGTAGAATAATTAATTATTTTTTAAAGTTAAAATTAAAAGCTCAAATACATTTTAATGCAATGAAAGTATTGATTGCAAAAATATGGAATAACATTAAATCAAAAGCAGCATCGATTGTAAGTAGTTTAGTTAGTGCTGTTGTAAGTAAGTTTAATAGTTTTAAATCAAGGATATCTTCCATTTTTAATTCAATAAAGTCGCTAATAAGTAGAATATGGAGTAGTATAAAGTCAAAGGTGTCAAGTTATGCTAGTAGTCTTTCTAGTTCTGTTAGATCAAAGATTAGCAGTATGAAAAATTCTATATCGAGTATTTTAAGCTCAATTAAAAGCAAATTCACATCGATATGGAGTAGCATAAAATCAAGTGTTGCTAGTAAAATAGCATCAATGGTTAGTACTGTTAAAAGCAAATTAAGCGGACTTGCCTCTGCGGCTTATTCCTCAGGAAAATCAATTGTACAAGGAGTAATAAATGGGATAAAAGGAATGATTGGAAGTTTAAGCAAAGTAGCTTCAAATATTGCTTCAACAATAAGAAATAAACTTCCATTTTCGCCAGCTAAAGAGGGGCCATTAAAAGACTTAGATAAATTGAATTTTGCGGGGCCTATTACAAAAAGTTTAGAAAAGGCACAAGCTGAAATAAATAAGTCATTTTTGGGAAATATGATTATTAAGGGATTTGACAAAGATCTTTTAGGAGTTGCCCAATCAGGTAGCAATATTTCCTTTAATGGAGCAATGAATTTTTATGGAGTTCAAGATGTTGATGATTTTATGACAGAAATGAAAAACTTAATAAGTAGATCGGGGGGAAGATTTTAATGAGTATTCCTTCTATAAATCTACCAGCGTATAAAATTAAAATTGATGAGGAATTTTTACCAACTGGGGTAAAAGTTGAAGCTGGAAGCTTGAAAATTAATTATGATAAAACTGGAACAAGAGCGACTCTTAGTTTTGTTATTATAGATGAAAATTTTACAGATGATACAAATGATTTGTATTATTTTGAATCTGTCTCAGGTAAAAGGGTTAAAGTTTATGAAAATAGGAATGGTTTATATATATTGATTTTTGGTGGCAAAATCTATGAGCCTGAGACAAGAAAACTTAATGTAAAACCTCAAACAAAACAGACAATATCATGTGTTGATAATCATGAGTGTTGTGACAGAAGGTTAGTTAATGAATCTTATCCTAAAATGTATATTCATGATTTATTTAAGGCTATTGTTGATGAATATTTAGCAGATGAGGGAATTTGGTATGATTCAAATAGTATTCAAGAAACAACAAGCGAGATAAGTGTAAATTGTCCTTATATATATGTTTCAAAAGTTTTTGATGAAATTGCAGAGCTTATTGGTTGGCAGTGGTATATAAAAGCTAATAAGCAAATATTTTTTAATGATGGATCATATGAGATAGGTCCAACTTTAAATGAAAATGCTGGATATCTTTTTGATTCTTTTAAAATAAAGGACGATATGTCAGAATATCGAAACAAGGAAGTATTGAGGAAAGTAAATGCTGTTACCGATGAATTAACAGAAATAGCAAATCCACTGCCCGATAATAATCGAAGTTATTATGTAAGATTTAAGCTTAACAATAAACCAAAAATATATATCACTATTGAGAAATATAAAAATAAACCCAGGGAATCCGATCTTGTAGACCCTCGATACGTAGGTATAAATGGATTAGATACTGGGATGGAATGGTATTGGAGCAAAAATGAAAATACAATTACTCAGGATCAAGATCAGCCCGAATTAACAAGTGGACAATATGTAGTATTAAAATACAAGGGGCAATATGAAATAGATATTGTAAGATCGGATACTGACGAAATCGCAGCCAGAAAAGAAATAGAAGGCGGTGACGGGAATAGTACTGGGATATATGAAGAAGCTATAAATGGTGATGGGATAGAAGGAATATTGGTGGGAGAGACTAAAGCACAAGCCGATTTAAATAGATATGCTAGTGTTGCAAAAAAAATTATAGTTTCTTCATATAATCATAAATTTGAGAATGGGCAGCTATGCAGAGTAATATTCCCAACTTTTGATATTGATGCTTATTATCTTGTAAATAATTTGAAGATAGTCGATAAAAATATAATATTAAGAAGAGATGTAGAATTAATCGATGGAGAAGCAATCGGGGGCTGGATAAATTTCTTTAAGAAATGGATGGCTAAAGAAGATGATTTTGTTCTTCGAGAAGATGCACTTGTTGAGACAACAATGGAAGTAGAAGAGGAGCAGGAATGGAGCGGTGATATAGATTTAACATTGATTGATTGTTTATATCCAGAAGACGATCCAGGTGGTCTTTATCCAGCCAATAATTTATATCCTGGAACTGTAAATGTTACAAGAAATTATAGTGATTAAGGGGTGATATATTGATTCTAAAAGAAAAATATGGATGGATTGGGAAAGTTAGATTAATAAAAAAAGACATAAAAACAAATAAAATTTTAACAGATAAAGTCTTCTTTAATCGATTAATGAATAATGCCTTGGATGAAATAATAAAAGCTCTATATAACACAGGTGAAACTAATATGCGATTAAGACATGTTGGATTTGGGAATGACAACACCGCAAATAATGACACAATGGAAAGCTTAGAAAATGAGTTATACAGAGTGCCAATTATAACAGGATTGAGAATTGGCACTGGCATAGTCCAGTCAACTGGTATTATGCTAGATACCGAACCGCCAGATTTGGCAGGAGCGATAACGATAAAAGAAATCGGATTTTTTGCAGGAGAAAATTCGCTAAATTGGAATGACGGCGGGGGCAAAGATACAGGTTTAATGATTTCTAGACTTGTTATATCTTCTGAAAGTAAAACTGATACTCAACAAATAAACATTGTTAGAGAAGATCAGTTTTCAAGGGGGTAAAATTATGATTTTTAGAGAAGATTTCACAATCAAAACTGATGAAAAAGGAAAAGTAAAAAAGAAAGATATTGAAAAATTATATGGTGAATTTTGCAAAAATTATGTAAATCAAATAAAAGATAAGCTTAATTTTGATTGTAAATTCATTGAAGTTTTAAAAAAAGTAGATGACAATGAAAAAGAATCTCAATTAAAAACAAAAACTAATGCTATAACTTTAAGAAAAAATGTAAATGAGATTCAAAAAGTTGTAAAAAAAATGATAAGGTTTGAAATGAGAATGATTAATCCAGTTAATAGAATAAGAAAAATTAGAGATAAGAAGCCCAAAGTATCAAGACCTCCCCAAGACAAGGAAAGAACAAAAAAGAAAAGAGCAGAAAGAGAAACAAAGGAGGTTGATAAATAATGGCTTTTAATGAGTTCTCAGAAGTTACATTCGCCGATGGGGTTGCACCTCCTATTAATGCAGCAAATCTAAATGCTTTGGAAGGTGTTGTGGCTGAAACTGATGAAGAATTGGCAAGATCAAAAAGTTTTAAATTAACTGAATATCTCGAATATTTCAGGAAAAGAAATCAGAAAGATATTGATCAATATCAAGGCGGCTTTACTGCTTATTCAACAGGAAATCCAGCAGCTTGCAGCTTATCCGATGAAGATATTGGGAATGTCTTAGGAGATATAGGTCTTAATGTTAATATAGACGACAATGGTGCTAATTGGACAGATCACCAGATTGTTTTAGGAAGTGCTTTAGATCTTACTGAATTTTACGATGGGAATGCCTCGACGACTGATGATATGATTTGCATATTTTTCTTTGTAAGTGATGAAGATAGTATCCAGGGAACTGGAAGGCAGATATATTTTAATATCGGAAATGGAGGGACTGGGAATACTTACGAGTATGACTTTGACATTGATGCATGGGGATTTGGAACAGGATGGAATATAGCCTGGGTTCCTAAATCTAGCTTTTATGTTTGGGCTGGAGCTCCCAACTGGAATAATATAGACTTTGTACAAATACAAGTTGAATTTAATGCTGGATATGAGGACGAATACTTTATTTTTAATTTGGTTCAAATGACAAGAGCAGATCCTGTTGATTCTGATTATCCAAATCCATTTCAAAAATATATGGGATCAGTTTCGTCTTGGGAAAATAAATTAGCTCCATTGTATGATGTTTGGGGATTAGTTAAAGATCTAAATATTCAAACTGAAAAGTTAGGAATACTAAAATTCAATCCGCCAAATTATGAATCTCCATTCACACCTGGAGTATATAGAAACGGAATGTTGATTTATGAAGATGTAAACTGTTTTGTCTCAAAATTTGAATGGATATGCAAAGAGTCAGGAGAACTTCCTTCTATGACTTTTTACATAGACTTAACACATTATGCAGAAGTGTATGTTACTTCTAGTGTTTTGTATTTAAGCGTTGCGAATGGTGGAGCAGCTGTTGACACAACATGGACTTTTGATAACACTTTAGATAAACAAGAAAAATTAGTTATATTTTTTGAAAAACATGATAATACATTAAGAGCAATAGCTTACAAAAGAGGAGAAATTCTTGGAGTTTGCGAATATGAGACAACTTTTTCAAGTCCTGGGGATATTTATTTAGGAGTATCAAATGATTCTAGTTTTGGAATATTAACTGATTTTACAATATCTCACAGCATGAACCAGATTAAATTAGCGAAAAGAAATATTCCTGTTGTTATCAGAAAATTAGAAGATGAAACTATCAATAATGATAGTTCATTAAATAATGATTCTGATATTTGGTGTTATCTTGAACCAAATCAGGCATATAGAGTAGAACTACATGCAATTGTTTCAACTGAAAGTGATGCAAGAGATATAAAAATCGCATGGAGTCTATCTGATGGGGTAGAACTTGTCGAAAGAACAGTCATAGGTCCATGCACTGCAAGTGCATCCTCCTATAATACAGAAGTAAAAATATCCGCATTTGGGATAAGCGAATCTGCGGTTTATGGGGTTGATAATGCTGTAGGAAGACCATCACATATTTTTGAAAGTTTTGTTATTAGAAGCGGTGAAACAGGTGGTAAACTTCAAATGCAATGGGCTCAATATTCAGCTGGAGCATATGATACAACAATGGAAGAAAATACATCTATAATTATTACTCCTGTTGAAATGCGATAAGTTCTTTTTAATTGACTTATAAAATAATAATGATAAATGGTGATAATATGGAAAATAGCGAAATGATTATTAAAATTATTGAAATGATGGAAAAAATAGATGGAAAAATAGATGATAACAATAAGTTAATTATTGAAAGAATAGAACTCAAAATAAATACTATAGAGCAAAAACTTGATAATTGTGTAACAAAGGAAGAATGTTCACAAAAATCAAAGGAGAATATTGGAATAAGGAAAATTACAGCTTTAGGTCTTATGTTTGGAGCAATTGGAACCGCTACAATAGGTATACTTACAAAACTAAAAAATTTAATTGAATCATTATTTAAATGACTCGGTTAAAAAGAATAGAAAGAAGGAATTTAAGTTGTGTAAATTATTGCTTCAAAAAATGAAATCAAAAATATTTTGGATCTCATTGATTTCATTGATAATATTGATTTTTGATGAATTCAGAATATGGGAACAATTAAGTATCAACAAAGAAACATTCCAAAACATTGCTAAAGGGGTTTTGGGATTTCTTGTCTTAAGTGGCATTTTAACTAATCATGATAAAAATAAAGAAAACAATTTTGAAGGACAAGATGATTGGGCATAAAAATTAATTAAAAGAAAGAAGGATTGATTATGTCAAAAATAATAGCTGTTGATGATGGACATGGGTTAGAGACTGCTGGAAAAAGATCTCCTGATGGATACAAAGAAAATATTTTTAATCATTATACTAAAGAATACTTAAAAATTGAACTGATAGCACAAAGCTTTAAAATTGTAGATTGTAGCCCGACAAGATCAGATAATAGCTTGCAAGACAGATGTAATAGGGCGAATAATGGAAATGCTGATATTTTTGTTTCTATTCATTTTAATGCAATGGGAAACAAATGGCAAAGTGGAGCAGAAGGCATTGAGACCTATTATCATGGTGGATCGACAAAGGGAAAAAAACTTGCTACATGTGTGCATAAAAGATTAATGCAAGGCACAAGAATGAATAATAGAGGAATAAAAGCAGATACGACAATATATACATCTGGCTTTGCTGTATTGAGAAATACTAAAATGCCTGCTATCTTGCCAGAATGTGGATTTATGGACAATAAAGAAGATATAATATTGATGAAATCAATTGATTATAGAAAAGAATGTGCAAAAGAAATATGTCAAGGAATTTGCGATTATTTTGGCATATCTTATAAAAATAAAAGTGTATATTCTGATAGTGCAATTTTGAAGTATGGATATGACAAAGACTGGTATCAAGGCAAAAATTATAAAGAAAATGATAATGTTACATGGGAAAAACTTGTATGGGTACTTAAACAATTTGATGAAAATTACCTTAATAAAAAATTTCAAAAAAGATAAAAAAAGAGGTTTAAAACCTCTTTTTTTTTTATCTTAAAATACATTCATATCCGCATTGGGGACATTCGTATATTGTTCCTTTTGTGATTTTATCTTCTCCTTTATCGCTCATCCTTGATCCACATTTTGGGCAATCCATGTGTTTTCCTCCTTTGTTTTTTTATTTTATCAAATTGTCATAATTAATATTATAATAATTCGATAATTTGTGTATTCTCTCTTTATCGATAGATCTTCTTTGATTTGGAGATTTTTTTTCTAGCCTTCTATAAGTTGCTAGAGTAATATTTAATATGTCTGCAATATCATTTTGTTTTAAGTCTCTAAATATTCTAAATTTTTCAATATTATTCATTGCAATTTCCTTTCATTCTTATCCACAGCCTCTGTTGATTTTGTGGATTTCTTTTTAATTGATTTTAGTTCAGAAAAGTAATTTTCTAATACTTCTCTAATATTTTTCAATAATTCTCGAAGAAGAATCATGTCTTGAAGTGTTTCTTTTTGTCTCTTCTTGACATTGTATTCTTCCTCGGCTAACATTTTTAAAGTATTATCTATTGTTTTTGATAGACTCTTTGTTTTATTTAGGAGTCTATCTATTTCATTCAATGAGCGAAATATTTTGTTGAATATAAAAATTAATGTAGATAATAAAAATAACGCATAAATTGGAATAATTATAAAAGTATTTGTTACCAAAAACTTTACGAGGTCGACCATGTTGCAGCTCAACTCCTTTCTAGCTGTATGATTTCATTGCATATATACAATGATTTTTTTCGTTGTAATATAAGTTATAATATGCCCCTCTAATGTATACATCATTAGTAACAAGATCATCATTATTGTTGATTTTTATTATATGTACATCTAATGTAATATCAATAGTTTTGAATGATTTATTCATATTATAACCTCCAAATTTTACAAATTTGTTTTAATTTTAAAGATATATTCAGATATTGCCTTTTCGACTCCTTCCTTCATTGTTATTTTTTCTTTAATTAATATTTCTTTTAGTTTCCAATAAAGATCTTCATCAATCTTTACATTAATTACTTTTTCCAAAATAAATCCTCCTTTCAATATATTTATTTTACAACTATATTAAGTAAAAGTCAATAAAAATATATGCATATATTTTATAAATGTATAGACTTTTATTGTGTTCTATTATATAATATAAATATAAAATTTTAAGGAGGATTTATTTTTATGAGTAAAGATTTAATTGCTGATACGAGTTATAGACTAGATAGTGGGGAACAGGTGAATTTAAATGCTGAAATTGTCAGGAATGTTATAGCAAAAGGAAATAATATTACTAATACTGAAATATATAGCTTTATCAAGCTTTGTCAATATCAAAAGCTTAATCCATTTCTAGGGGAAGCTTATCTTATTAAATTTGGTAAAACAGCTCAATTAGTTGTTGGTAAAGATGTGTTTACAAATAGATTAAATGAACATCCCCAATGTGAAGGATGGCAGCCTGGATTAATTCTTCAAAAAGAAAATGGAGAAATAGAAGAAAGGGAAGGATCTTTTTATATCAAAGGAAAGGAAAAAATTGTTGGTGCATGGATAACAATCAATAGAAAAGATTGGATAAATCCTTTCCATTGGTCGGTTTCTTTTCATGAATATTATAGAGAACATGAAAAGGACGGAAGATACGTTCCAATGGGCCAATGGGGGACAATGCCGTCAACCATGATAATAAAATGTGCTATTACTTCAGGAGCAAGAAATGTATTTCCAAAAGATTTTAAGGGAATGTATGGCGAGGAAGAAATGGGAATCAATACTTCACAAGATGAAATAATTGATATTCCCATAGATGGTAAAAAGAACAATGATAATAATAATAAATTTAAAAAACTTGACAGAGAGAAATATAAAGATAACGAGATTAGATATGTGACAAAAGAAGAAATAGAAAAAATTTATGCATCTATTAATAGTAAGATCATAAAAATAGATGCTGAAACAACACACAAAATTTTAAAGTATATTCTAAAAAATGCTTTAAAAATAGAAGATACAAATAAAATTCCTGCAAACAAGGTAAGTTCTTTGATAAAAACTATTAAAGAATTTATAAAGAAAAAAGAAGAAGAATATAGCAAAGAATCAAAAGATAAAAAGATGCAGGAAATGAAATATGACAATAAAGATAATAAGGAGAAAAAAGATGCAGATACAAAAGAAAACAAAAAATAATTTTTATCTAAAAAAAATCTTTAAATCAGGACATTCTAAGGGGATTTATATCCCCAGCTCTTTTTTAAATGAGCTAAGATTAAAAGACTCAGATATATTTAAAGTATATCTGAATAACAAAAAGATAATTATAGAAAAATATGGAGATGATTAAGAATGTTAAATAGTAGACTTAACAATTTGACATTAAATCAACTTATTGAATTAAAAGAAAGGATGATAGAAATGAAGATGAATGATATTAATATATCAAAAGAAACAAGGGAAATAATAAAATCAAAAAACATAAATTTTCAAGATTTTTTGATTTGGTTTCATGAAAACAAGTTAAAAATAAATAATGCAAAATGGCTTACGGAGTCAGAAAAGAATTTAAAAAGATATCTTAATAATCCTAATGATTATTTTGTTAATTTAATATATCTTTTTAGATTGCATCAAATGAAAAAAACTCAATTAAAAAAAGAATCTGAAATCTGATCTTTTTAAAATACATTTTAAATTTTTTCAATTCTTTTTTTTTGCCTATATACTTTACAAAATAGATTCATTGTTATACAATAAGAACATAGAATATTTTTTTTTAGGAAAAGAGGATGAGTTATGGATAAGATAAAAATAGAAATAGATCGAGAAATTTATCGAAACGGCGACTTTAGAATTTATGCTGGATTTGATAATGTCAAGATGGAGTCTGTTAGTGTTAAAACAGATGGATTCTCTTTAACCGAAGGAGAAAAGATCTTGGTAGGTCATATGGGAACATATCAAGGTCAAAAGAGCTTCCAATGCAAATATGAGGAATTTGATTATAAAAGTAAAGATGCTCAAAAAAATTTATTGAAAAGTATAAAAGGAATTGGCTCAGAAACCGCAAAAATGATCATGGAAAAAGTTGATGATATTAACATTTATAGAAATGATAATTATCCTCAAATTAAAGGAATTGGCCCAGGAACAGTACTTTTAATTAAAGAAGGTTTGCAAAAATTAGACAATATGGAAACCTTCAAGGAATTAAATATGATCTTAGGGAGTAATTGTACTGCTAATAAGATCAAAAATATTAATGAAGTTTTGTCAACTATGGAAAATGGATTAGAACAATTTAAATTAAATCCTTATAAAATTCTTATAGAACATGCGGGATTTGGATTTAAAGCAGCTGACAAAATAGGTTTGGGACTTGGCCTCAAATTAGATAATAAAGATAGAATTAAATATCTTATTGAGCATATAGTTAAACATTATACCTCCATGGGGAACTGCTATATGAATAAATTAGAACTTTTGGAGAAATTAGAAGAATGTAAAATAAAAGGGGACATAAAGGAAATCATAGAAAAGAATGATAGATTAGTTATTGAAGCTGGAAAAGTCTATACAATTGCTATGCATGAAGCTGAAACAAGGATTCCTCATTTATTAAATAAAATATCAGAAAAAGAAACAGATATAAAAAAACTTGATACTTATGATGTAAGTAAATCTATAAAGGAATTTGAAGAAATAAATAAGATAAAATTTGACAAGTTGCAAGTTGACGGCATAAGAAATATTATAAATAACAAAATAAGCATTTTGACTGGCTACGCTGGCTCAGGCAAGACTTCTCTTTTGAAATGTGTTTTATATATTTTAGAACAATTAAGTTTTAAATTATATCTTACGGCTCCGACAGGTAAAGCAAGCCGTAGGATGACACAGGCAACTGGATTAAAAGCTACTACAGTCCATAGATTCTTGGTTGATGCCATGGAATCTTTTACAAGGAAAAATGCTGTAATGATCATAGATGAATTCTCCATGGTGGATACTGAATTATTTTATTATTTACTTGATACTATGGAGAATTCATCAATAGATTTTATTAAATTAATTGTTGTCGGAGATCCTGGACAGCTGCCAAGCGTTCAACCTGGCAATTGTCTTAATGATCTAATAGAATCTGATAAGTTTAATATGACAAAACTTATCAAGATATATCGTCAGGGAAAGGATAGTAATATTCCCGAAATAGCAGCAAAAATAAGAGGTAATGAGCATTTTGATTATATACAAAAGAAGGATTTCTATTGTAAAGAAATCCTTGATATTGAAAAATATATACAGTCAATAAAGTATTTCTTTAATTATTTGTACGAAAAATATGATAGTTTAGATTTATTTTATTCTGAAGTTCAATTTATTGCTCCGACAAAAAAAGGAGCAATAGGAATAAACAAAGTAAATGAAATTCTGAAGAAGGAAATTAATCCTGGTAAAGTTGATAAATATTTTCCATTTAATAAGAATGACAAGATAATGTGCATAAAAAATGATAGAGAAAACTCTATCATGAATGGTGAAAGTGGAAGAATCACTGACGTTGATAAAATGACATTTACTGTTTATTACAAGGATCTTGAAAAATATGTAACATATAAAAAAGACTTTGAAATAATTAACAACTTTCAATTATCATATTGTAGCACGATTCACAAACTTCAGGGATCGGAATATAAATACATAGTTTTAATAATTTCTCAAGATTCAATATTTTTAGACTCGAGATTGCTTTATACAGGAATAACCAGGGGGAAACAAACAGTTATTTTATTAAGTAACAAAGCAATTACAAGTAAAGTAGTAGCTAGAAACAATCTATTAAAGAGAAATACTCACTTGAAACAAAGATTAATTGATAACATCCAGGATTCTAAATGAGTCCTGGCAGATTTCTTTTTAACTGATTAAGAAAGGATTGATATTATGAAAATAAATATTATTTCAACTAATGAAACACCAAAGGAATATATCAAAATTATTGAAAAATATGCAAAAGTTATAAATATTAATTATGATGATGGTGAATTTCATGAGGAATATATTGTTACAATTGAAATTCAAAATGATATTAATATATTGTTTGAATTGTATGATGATATGAAAAAATATAATAAAAATTCTATATTTGAAGGGCTTTTATTGCATAAAAATAATGATGAAAATAATGATGAATACTTTATTGAATTATATGATGGATATAGAGAATAGAATAGGAGAGGTGATTTGATGAATGAAGAAATAAAAAAAGAATATTTGAAATTATTAAACAATGACAATAAAAGAAAAGATCTTTTAGAAATCTTAAAAACTAGTAATTTAATAGAATTGACTGATGAATTCTCAAGAAAAACAGGATATTCTTTAATAAAATTTATTAGATTATTTAGCGAAAACAAGATCCAAATTAAAGAAAAATTTGATCAAGATGACAAAATATTTTTTAAATGCAATTGTGGTACTGAATATGAAATTTACAGAAAAGCAAACATAAAAGATCCAATATCAGCAACGACAAACGTTAATCCATTGTACTTCAGTAAGGATCATGAAGAATTTAATTGTTTAAAATGCAATTCAATTATAAGTATTTATGGAAAAATGAAAAAAATTGAGGTGAATTTAAATAATGAATAAAGAAAAAGTTTCGATAACTATGACATTAAAAGATTATGAAGAATTAACAGATAAGATAAAGGAACAAACACAAAATTTGGATAATTTAATTAAAAAAATTAATATGTATTGTAGTGAAATACAAATTGATAAAATATTTAAAAAATTAAGAAAGGATTGATATTATGATCAAGAAATATATTTTGATTTTGTAATTGATCTTGATTCAATAATTGAAATTGGCATAAATTCATATTAATAATATCTGGACTAATTATTATTAATATGATATAATAGATACAACGTAACGAAATAGATTTATATAAATGATATTATGTTTGCACTATAATATCATTTTTGTTATTTTTTTTTAATTTAGGATTTGATAAAATGATAAAAGAAATATACATAGATACAAGAGAACAAGTTTTTAAACACATCTCAAATTTTTTTCAGTTAAAAGAAATTCCAATCAAAAGAGCTAAACTTGATTTTGGCGACTATTCATTCAGGACTCAGAGTCAGGATTATAGAAACATTTTTGCAATTGAAAGAAAGCATTCGCTCGATGAGTTAGCTATTAACTTTACAAAGCATAGGGAAACATTTAAGAAAGAGTTTATAAGAGCTAATGAAGTAGGAGCGAAGATTTTACTTTTAATTGAGGACTCTAATCAAGAAATGATAAAAAATCATTATTATAGATCTCAATTCCATCCTAACGCCTTTATGGGGTCACTTAATAGTTGGCACTATAAATATAATATTGATATTTTTTTCTGTAAAAGCAAATATACAGGAGAAAATATTTTAAAATTATTCAATAATTTTGTTGACAAAATAGAATCATCATAGTAAAATATAATCATAGTAAATATTAAATTTTAGGAGGATATGATTTATGAATAAGATAATATTAAAAGATGGATGGGGAACTTTTGAAGAAAAAGAAGATGCATGGTTTTTTGGAGAAAAAGAAATAAAGAGTCAAGTTTTAATTGATGTATTAGATGACATTTTTAATACATGTCAAGAAAATGGAGTAGTAGCATATTGGGATATAGAAGCAGAAGACAAAGATAGTAAAGTTATAAGAACTTTTTTAAATGGGAAATTAGAAGAATTAGAAGAAACATATTCAGGGATAATTGAACACTTGCAAGAAATTGGAAGAGTTCATATAATGACAATTAATAATGTATCCCAAGCAATAACAGATTTAGAAAAGTTGGGGTATAACACGGAAGTTTCCCCATGTACAGACTATATTGTTTTAAAATAAAAAATTGAAGAATAAAATATTAAGAGAGGGATTTTCCCTCATCTATTTTTTTGTCTAATTAATTATTTTTTTTACCATTATGTTTAATCTAAAATCAAAAATGATATAAATATGTGCAAGAATTTTAGATTAAATATAGGACATTTTCTTTGACAAATAAAGCTATTTACAAAATAGAATCATTGTGATAATATATTGTTAGAGATAAATATTTTTTTTTAGGAGGAAATCATTATGAAAAATTTTACAGATCAAGAAGTTGAAGTGATTGAAGAAACGGAAGATTTCCATCTTCCAAACGGGGAAGTCGTTCCAGCAATGTATCTGTTTTTTTCGCAAAAACTTATTAATAATAAATCATTATCATTAATTCCTGATTATGATGATGATGAGTATATATTTTAAAAAAGATAGGTTTAAACCTATCTTTTAACTTTATGAAGGGAGGTGAACAAAGTGCGTTTCAATCTTATAATTCAAAAGATAAATAGGATTGAAAAGAATAATATGAAAAACAATACATGTAATGACAAATGTTGTTATTTTAATAGTAATAATATTTGTCAAAAAGAAGGAAGATGTCTCAAGGAACTTGACAATACTCAATACATAAAAAAAACATGCATTGAATATTGGGAAAACTTGAGAAGAAAGTATCATATGAATTAAGTATAGGACAAGAACAAAATTAAAAAAAAGTGAGGAAAATAATTATGAAAAACAAAAAAGTTATATCAACAGTTATGTCAGTAATTGTAATATTATCCATATTGTTTTCTGTCAGTATTTTTATAAATGCTGATGAGAAAGAAGAAAAAAAAGATTTTACAAAAATGGGTTTAGGATCTAAGATCGAAGATCCTAAAGAAGTAGAAGAAAATAAAATTATTGCAGAAAAAAATGATAAAGATGGCTTGCCAACTTATTACAGTCATCAATCAGACATGCCCCCAGTTGGCAATCAAGGAGGACAAGGCAGTTGTACTGGTTGGGCAACTAGCTACTACAAGGGATTCCAAGAAAATAAAGATATGACAATGTTACAATGGGGTAATTTATTTTATTCTCCAGCATTTATATATAATCAGATAAACGGTGGGGAAGATGAAGGATCATATCAATCGGATGCATATGAATTGATATGTGATGATGGCCATTGCTTAAATTATACAATGCCATATGACCCAGAAGATTACACAACGCAGCCTAATGCTGCACAACTTAATGAGGCTGATGACTTTACGGCTAATAGTTGGTCTTTTTATACATCTGAAGGCAAGAACGCTGCATATGCCGCAGATATAAAAGACTGGCTATATACAGAAGATGATTGTCTCACCGTTTCAATGCCAGTTTGTTCCGATTTTTATAGCGGAGAATACAACACAATGGCAGGTACATACTACGGCAATCATGCATTATGCATTGTTGGGTATACTGATAACGGAAATAAATTAAAGTTCATAAATTCCTGGGGAGATGATTATGGGTATGATGGATATGGTTATATCACATATGATCTTTGGGACGATTTTGTTGATGAGGTTGGCGACTATCAATGTCGTAGTTATGTTATGACTGATAATGATAGCCCTAGTTATAAAAATGAGATATCTTATCTTGGCTCTAGAACTCTAGATAGAGTCGGAGCCAATGGAGCGGGTAATCAGTGGAAGTATGTAATGAAAAATGAAAGTTTAAGTACCAATATTAAATATTACACTGAGAACGGTTATCCTATCCACGAATCAGAAGATGAAATGCTAGTATCAAGTTATGACGGATGCTACATTAAAACTTTGGAAGTAGACAGTCCTTATTCTGAAAGTGACTATACAATTGTTCAAGAAAATTTACCGCTTGGTCAGTCGGTTTTTGATTATTGGGTAGTAGAAGATTCTAGCAATAAAACTTTATGGAGATCTTCTGTAAAAAGAGAAGTAAAACCTCATTAATTTTCTGCTAGATTAATTTCTGCTAGTATAAAATAAATAAAAAGCTGCTAGATGAGTATTATATACCCTAGCAGCTTTTTCCCGTTTTAGCAAGCAAAATAAAATCAATCAATTAAAAGGAAATCTACGATTTTAAGCTAGCAAATCATATTTCCTTGCTAGCTTAAAATCTTTTTTATTATATCATTTTTTTGCTAGATTTATTTTTTGCTAGTTATAAAATAAAAATATCTTTATCAGAAACATCTTTATTTTCTATTTCTATTATTTTTACATGTGTTTTATTATCTTTTCTGAAAACTTTTATTTTCATACTTATTTCATAAGCAGTAAATAAAAGTTCATTTAATAATTCTTCTTTTTGCCATCCGTTTTGAGCTGCCTTTTCAGTAATAATATAATTGTCTTTTTTTGTTGAATTGATAAAATAATTCATTTCAAATTCGTTTGGTTTCATAAATTACATTAACCTCCTAATTTAATATTTAATTCTCCACCATTTTTCTTCTCAATAGATACACCTTTATCAACTATTTCACCAGTTTCTATATTTACTATATTATCCCCAGAGATTATTAATTTTTTCTTATATTCCCCCCACTTGATTTTTTTCTGAATTTCGATATAATTTTGGGGGATACTTCCAATCAAATCAGAATTTTGTTTGATTGAATAAGTATCTTTGGTGATTGTTATTTTACCTGAAGGCATTTTGTGGCTATACAATGTTTTAGTATCTTTCATTTTGTCTATCTCAATTAAAGAAAATATTTGTTCTTTGATTGATTTTTCTTTAATTGAGATTTTTTCCTGATACTCATTGATTTTTTCTTGGTAATCTTCAATCATTTTTTTTGAAATATTTGTGAGTCTTTTATACTCGCTTTCATATTCCTTGAATTCATTTAGTAATCTTTCAATTTGATAATCATTTTTCATTTAATTTATTCTCCCTTTTTTTTTTATTTTTATTATTTAATTTTTTTATGATTTCTATGTTTGTTTTTAGTTCTTTTTTTAATTGATTAATACTCATGTTCCCTCCTTAATCATCTGGCAATGGTAAATCATTATCATTTTCATCATCATCATTATTATTTTTAAGACCATCAAAAAAATTAAAATTAGTTTGCTCATAATCTTCAATATTTTCTTCAGGATATTTATTAACATCTTCAATATTTTCTTCAGGAATATTAATAACTTTCCCTTTTATATAAAAATTTATAGATTGAAGTTTAAATAAATCCAATACATAACATCGTTTTATATCTTTTTTATCTTCCCAATCTGCCCTGATGTTTTTATTCTTTTCTACAAAATAAGGTGTTTTTTCTAATTGAGTTGTGAAATTATTTTTTTTATCATATATTTCATCCAACAAATTATATTCTTTTATATATTTATTTATCTGATGATATACTGGAGTTATTCTAAGACATATCGTATTCTTTTTTTCATTTAAAACAAAATCGACTTTTTCTTTCAATATTTTTTTTTCAATTAATATTGAAACTAATTCTAAGGTATTATCTATAACACTTTTATTTTCAATTATATTCGATGTTTGGGACTTTTTTATTATGTTAAAAATTTCATCCATTGATTTCATGTTACATATATTTTTAAAAATTTTATGAAATAAATTACAGCATAATGTTGCTACTAATATATTATTTTGGATTCTATCTGGTATGTCATCATTTTTGAATAGTTTTTTATAATAATTATAAATATTATTAATTTCATCATCTGTAATATTTAAGACATGCAACAAAACAAGATTTCCAAGCTTATGCAAAATATCTTTTTTTTGTTTTAATTTACTCATACTTAATCTAAAATCTTTGTTAAGTGTTAGTTTTGAAAATATTATTTCGATTATTCTTTCACGTATTGCCCTTTCTTCAAATGAGCTTTCTCCTATTATAAGTAGGTCAGATATTATTTTATATTCATTTAATGTCTGATCAATTTTACCTCTTTTAGTTTGATGTCCATCATATACAGATCTGATAAATGCCGATATTAATTGTATTTTATGATCTGATAATTTATGTTCTTTATATTCTTCTATAATCATTGGAATTATATTACTTGACGACATTGTTTTAATTATTGAAAACTCTTTTATATTCGCTGCCATTTCTGCGATTGGAGCGTGGCTTATTATTTGAATAATTGTTTCAACGGTTGTCGTTTTTCCGCTTCCAGATTCACCAGTGCAATTACCAACAAATGTTTTTATTCCTAAACTCTTTAGTCTAGCATTAAATATTGATTTTACTGAGGTTGCCAAAACTGGATATACTATTTCATCCACATTGAAATTAAATAAATATTTTGATATATCTTTTAATTCTTCTGTAGATGGAAGATCTTTTAAATCAAAAGTTTCATCTATTATATTGTCATCCTGCGTTACAATATTTTCATTATTAGTATTTTTGTCTATATATGTCCATTTATTGTTGTCTTTGACCAAACCAGTATATGGAATTCCAATTAATTCATTTGTGCAAGTATTTCTTAATTGAGCTTTTATTATTTCAATGTCATTATCTGTTCCAATAAATACAAAATTAAGATAATTTCTATTGATTTTTCTTTTAAATCTTTTGACATCCAAAAAGTCCTCACCAGAAAAAATTATAATATTGCTTTTTATTTTATTACCAATATTACGCAAAAGCTCGACATGAAATTCTATAAAGTTATCACATTTGATAATTTTGATTGAATCGGCAATGAAATTAGATATTATAGTTTTTTCAGTTAAAAGATTTCCCCTTGAATCTTTCTTTGTAACTATTTTTTCATAAATATAATCATTTTCATTTTTTATTATATCTATTCTCATTTCTCATTTTGATTCCCCTTTGTTGGATTTGTTGGAAGATCTATTTTTTTTATTATTATTGAATCTTTGTCTATTGTAAGATATACATGATCTTTTATTTCTAAAAAATCTTTCATTGTTTTAGGAAGTGGAATATAAAAACTTCCGGAATTGAATATTAATTTTTTTATAGCTTCTTCTTTAGCCATGTCCCTCAAGCCTCCTTCGTAAAATATTTAAAAAGTTTAAAGTTTTTCAAGGTGATAATAATTATAAATCAATTAAAGAATAAAAACAAGTTATTAGATAATATATTTTAAATTCTTTAATATGTTAAATAAATACAAATAAGTCTTGAATTAGATGAATTTCTTTTTAATTGATGTTACATTTGATAATTTTTTCATGTAACAAGCTTTAAATACTGATTACTACTAATGTTCATATCTCTTATTATATATATATATATATATTATGTTACATAATAAAAATATAATATGTAACATATATAAGAGCAGTAATAATAAGAAAAAACATGTAATAATTCTGTAATGTTACATTGTTACATAAAAAAAAGCATAATATATATAAGAGATACACAATCCAATAAATGTAAATATATATAAATAAATGAAAATAAATATATACATATGTTAATTTATTTTGTACTTTATATATATACACACATACAAAAAAAATCATGTAACAATGTAACAAATGTCTGCACTTAGGATTGTGACTGGCTTAGACGTGTTGCATCATCATGTATCATGAAATGTAACAAGCTATTAAAATGTAACACCTAAAAAATGTAAATAAATTTCTTTAGTTTTTCTTATATATAAAATTCTATATAAAAGATTTTGCAGATTTGCTTTTAACTGATAAGCATATATCAAATTATCATTTATTTGCTGTTTAAATTAAATTTCTTTTTGATGATGTAAAAATATGCATAAACATATAAAATCAATTTAAAGGACAATTAAATTAATTTCTGAGGCATATATTATATTTTTATAAAATAAATAATTATTAGAAATGTTTATTGACAAGATATGTTCAATGTTATAAAATATAATCACAGTAAACAGCAATTAATTATTTTTTTAGGAGGAGCATAAACAATGGCACATAAAGATCCCGTATGTAAAAAATGTCATGTAACAATGGAACTACATGACATTGACGACGACTCAAGTAAAGATTATGCAGTTTGGATATATAGATGTCCAGATTGTGGAGAAGAAGAAGAAGTTCTCGTTAAATATTAATAATTAAAAATTAGTCTCAGAAATGAGACTAATTTTTTTTATGCTTAATATCAATTTAAATCATTAAATTATTAACTAATATTTAAAAACAATATAAATTATACTTTAAAAATTTAATCGGTTAAAAAGATAAAATAAGCTTAAACAAGTGTATTGACAAAATAGATTCTTTGTTATATAATAGAATCATAGCAAGTAACAATTAATTATTTTTTAGGGGGAAACAAAGTGACTAAATTAAATTTAAAATTTTCAAAAAAAATAGAAAGTAAATTTGATAGAAATTTTGAAGGTGAAAGAGAGTTAAGAACTGAATTTGGTTATAGATTAATTACAATTGCAATCAAAAATTGTTTTGATGAAGATAGTGGGGATGAATTACAAAGTGATTTATTAGAAACATGTTGGAGAAAAGATTTAGATGTAAAACCTTTTGATGGTTCTAATGATTACTATAAAGATGATAATCTTTATGAATTTTGTATCCAGATAGACGATTTAGAAATAAATCAATTTAATGAGCTATGGAAGAATTGGAAAAAGGATTGGACTTTAGTAAAAGAAGAAATAAAAGAAGAAGTAAAGCCAATAGATGAGAAAGAAGAAAAATATAATTTAACTGAAGATATTGTGAAACAAGCTAAATTTGGAATTAAAGTTGAAAATGAAATAAAAAAATTAGCAAATAAATTAAATGTTGAAGACAGAAGACAAACAATAAATAAATTTCAAAGAGAAGAAAGAGAAGTAAATATTAATTTATATTATTATACCGTATTCGCTTGCATACATGACTATCATGAGATAAGAAAACTTAGAGAAATAGATCTAAAAATAAAAAAATATCTGGATTTTTTAATTGAGTTTAGAGATCAAGTTGTTGATCAATTAGAAAATAAAAAAGTCAAATTCCAATATACTTATAAAACTAGAGGATATAGTCCAGGATGTCAACCATTGCAAGGATTAATTGAAGTTAAAAATAATATTAAATATAAGTTTGAAATTTTAACATATGATAGAAAATTAACTGATAAAGAATTATATGAATATGAGTTGAAATCTCTTAATTGAGATTTCCTTTTAATTCAAAATATTAAGAAGGTTTTATTATGGGTAAAAAACATGAAAAAATTAAATTCGACTATTCAAAATACTTCAACTATCCGCATGTTTGTAAACAATGCAGATTAAGTTATCCAGATGAGGAACTCCAAAAAGGAATTTGTTTTATTTGTAGAGAAGAGAACAAATTCCTTGAAAAACTCCTCGAAGACATTAATATAATAAACAATAGAATAAAGATCAAAAGACATAAGTTGACAAAATAAAATCTTTATAGTATTATATTTATAAAGTGTGAGAGTAATTATTTTTTTTAATCTAGTTCCCCTAGATCTTTTTTTTAAAATGACTTCCTAAAAAAAATGAGTATATTATTTTTTATTTTCAAACCTGAATAATCTTATTCAGGTTTTTTATTTGACAAAATAGAATCAACGTGTTAATATTATATTATTCTTATAAGAATATGAGGTGAGGGAATGAGTGAGAAAAAGCAAGATCAAAAAACCCTAAAAAAATGCATGTTAATGATTGAGCTTTTAAAAAAGAGGGGGAGATTAAAAGCTCATGAATTAGCAAATGAATTAGATTTAAATAATAATAGATCAATCTATTATTATAAAAATATTCTAAAGACTTTAGGATATGAAATAAAAAGTATCGGGGGCTATCAAGGTGGATATGAATTGATAGCCGCAGAAAAGTTGACAAAAGATGAATTGAATTATTTGAGGATTAAGTTGTCTGAAGATAAAGAGTTATTAAGAAAGATAAAAAAAATAAATGAGGGTATTAAATAATTAGGGAGATAAAAAAAATGAGAAAATTTAAATTTGAAATAATATTAATCATGATATTTATAGGAGCATTAACTTCCAATTTCTTTTTAACTGATAAAACAAATGAAAATAATATAAAACCCTCAAGACAAATCAAAAAAAATGATAATTTAACATCTCTAGACAATGATGTTAAATTATTAAAAAGTAAATTTGAAAATGTTGCTGACATAAGTTATTGCAGTAATATCAATACAATTAAAATTATTCCTTATGATTTAGATTTTATGAATAATTTTAATTTAGCTGTCAATGGAGACAAACAAAAGATAAAGAGCTGGGAAGAAATGATATCTAAAACAAAAAAAATATCTTTACAGTCTAATAAAAAGATTGCAATTATTAACAATTTAAATGCTGACATTCTTTTAGTTTGTCAGCATGGGGAAATCTTATATGATGATATTAAAAACTTAGAAAAAATAAATAAAAAATAAATTAATTTTTTTAGGAGGAATATGTTATGAATACAAGAATAAATAAGGGAAGATTGATAATTGTTATTTTGATAGGGATTGTTATTATAAGATCATTGCTTGCAATTGTGGATTTCTCTTTAACCGATGAAGCTAAGAAACAAACTACAAACAAAAATGTTTCTATAATCAAAGAAACAAATACTCCAGTTGCTACTCCAATTGTTACTGATATTAAAAAAACTAAAGAGCCAGTTATAACAGAAAATAAAAATAAAATAACTTTAATAAGTTATAATACTTGGGCTCAGCCTAAAGTTACTAAACTGACAAACATATTTAACAATATTACTTTACATTCATCTCAAAATAATTTAACAGCTGTTTTAAATGACTTTGATGAGTTATTTAAAATAGAAAAGCAATTTATTAACAAAGAATATCCAAAAGAATTTGAAAGTTTTAGATACAATATGCTTCAAATGTTTTTACAATGGCATTCAGCTAAAAGCTGCCTATTGATCAATGACTCAACTGGCATATCAAATCATGGAAGTTTAGCAAATAACTATTTAGATTTGGCAACATTGGAGTATAAAAAAATAATGGGGTTAGAATATGAATAAAAGAAAATATGCTCAATTAAAGAAAGTTAATCTTTGCACTAATTGTGGTGAAAATAAAGCGATGGAAGATAGAACTAAATGTTTGATATGCATTGAGAAAGATAGGGCATATCAAGCAAGACAAAGAGAATACAAAAAAAATAATGTTACTATTATAAGAATTAAAAAAAATAATAGAAGTCAATTTATTAAGTTTTTAAGTAAAAAAAGTGATTTTAGTCTTTTAGAAATAAATAGATTGAATGCAGTATTTAAGTATGATGGAACGCAAAAAAATGCGGAATTTTACTTAAAAACTTATAAAATCTTGTATAAAAATTTGAAAGACAGATTAAGAAAAGAAAGGATAAACAATGGATAAATATTGTTATTGTGAAAATTGTAAAAGAAATGTTCCTTGTAAGGATTTTAATAGAGCTTTGGATTTATGCGATGACTGCATAAAAGAAGCTGAGAAACTATTAAAAGATTATTCCAAGGATAAAAAGTAAAACAATTTTATTTTAAAAAGCTGTATTATACGGCTTTTTTTTATTGTGTTTTATCGTACTTATGCAAAAACACTTAAATATGATACAATGTTTGTAGGAGTAAACGAAAAATTGTAAAGAGTTGATTTTTATGAAGACAGGAAGAAAAAATGCATATGATCAAATAATCGAACCACGACTTGACCAGATCAAATTTTGGCTAAATGAGGGATATTCTCACCAACAAATTATTAAAATGTTAGGAATATCTGAGGCAACTTTCTATAAATATTCGACATTAAAATCAGAGTTTAAAGAGATATTAAGAAATAATAAACAACAGTTAGAAATCAAACTAACCGATGCTTTATATAAAGAAGGCTGGGGATATAGTCATACTGAAACTCATGTCGAAATAGAGGAAGATATTCTCATTGATAATGGTGATGAAAAAGTAATAAAAAGAAAGAAAAAACAAAAAAAAATTACAAAATTTCATAGAGGGAATGTTAATGCATTAATATTTGCTTTATGTAATAGATTTCCTGAGAAATGGAAAAGAGTTGACAAAGAAGTCATTGAAGAAATTAAGGATAGAGTTAATTTAAATATAACTGACGAACATATTAAAAATGCTTTCAAAGCCTTGTATCCTGCGATAGATGAAGATGATTATAAAGAGTTAGAAGAAAAAGCAAAGAAAGAAGATAAAGAGAATGAGAAAAATAAAGAAAAATAAAAAAGCAATAATAAAATATTTTGATATTATTTCATTAGCTCTAATAAATTCTTTAGATAATAGGAAAGAAAAACTTCCTGACTTCTCAAATATTGTTGATATAGATGAATCATTCGCAGGCAAAGCACCAAGAACAAAAGATCAATTGGCTGTTTATTGTGCCACCGTTTTAAATAATAAGTTCCCTTATCCTCGAAGCAAAGATAAATATTGTATTGAAAATAATCATATGTCACCTTTGGATGCATTATGGGGGGCTTATTCAGAACAAGATCCATTCTCAATCTGGTATGCGATGAGAGGATCTGGTAAAACCAGAGCTTTAGCAATTCTTGGATGGCTAGAAAGTGTTTTTAAACCTAATTGCTGGACGACGGTATTAGGAGGAAGCTTAGAACAATCAATAAAAGCGGTTTCATATACTAATGAATTATGGAATATGCAGACGGTTACTCATTTAAGGAATAAATTACTTGTAAATGGACAAGTGGCTGGAAGAGGATTTAAAACTACTCATGGATCACAATTTCAAGCTTTGGCAGCTTCTACAAAATCAATAAGAGGTCCTCATCCTCAAAAATTGAGATTGGATGAATGTTTAGATGAAAATACTTTAATACAAACTAATAGAGGTAACATAAAAATAAAAGATATAATTCGCAATGATAAAATATTGTGTTGGGACGGTTGTAAAATAACTAATGGTGTCGTGTTATATAATAGTTATGTGGGGAAGAAGGAAACTTATAAAATTATAATTGAAAATGGAAAAAATATTTATGCAACTTTAAACCACAAATTTTTAACAACGAAAGGATTTTTATATTTATATGAAATCATTAGGAGGCAATGTAAGGGTGAATCAATCTATTTTATTGGTGAATCAAAAGATATGTCTAAAGTGTGGGAAAACATTGAAGGGAAAAAGAAAAAATGTGATAGGTTATTGCAAAAATTGTTATATACAAATGAATTCAAGCAAAAAAAATCATTGTATAAATTGCGGAAAAGAAATAGGAAAAAATTCAACAGTTTGTCGAGAGTGTTATTTCAAAGCCAGGAAAGAAAAAAAATCGAAATGCGTAAATTGCGGGAAAGAATTAAGACAACAAGGAACTCAAAGGTGCAAAGAATGTTATTTAAAACAATTATCTCGAATAGGAATGAATTCGAGAATGGCAAAAGCGAGAGCAACAGCTTTGAAAAGAAATCCATCAAGGGCAGAGATTCAAGCAATGGAATTGCTAGATTACATGGAAATAAAATACAATTATCAAGTTCCTTACAAAAGATATGTTCTAGATTTTATGTGTCAAGATTTGAATCTAATAATAGAAATACATGGAGCGTATTGGCACGAAAGAAAGCAAGCAATCGAAAGAGATTCAAAAAAGAAAGAAATACTAGAAAAAGATGGCTTCAAGGTTTTAGAGCTGAAAACAGAAAAAATGCATTTTTGGATGATAAAAATTATGGAATATTTAAATTAATAAAGATAGAAAAAGATAGGGTTAGAAATGTATATGACTTACATGTACCAGAATTTCATTCATTTATAGCAAATGGAATCATGGTACATAATTGCGATGAAATGGATCCTAAAATATATCAAGGATCTTTAGGACAGCCTAAATCAAATTATGGAATACTTGATAATGTAATTATTTCTAGTACTTTACATAATGCTTTTGGTTTGATGTCTGACATAATCGATAAAAGAGAGGAACTAGGAGCGAAATTATATGCTTGGTGTATTAATGAAGTATTGCAGCCAAGGGGTTTTTGGACAAAAGAAGAGTTTAATAGAAGGGTAAAACAATTAACAATTGCAATGTTAGAAGCCGAATATCTTCTTAAACGACCTAAAATTGGTGATACTATATTCGATTTTGAAAGCGTTGATAGAGCATATCAAAGAGGTAAAAACGAAACTTATCAACCTAAAGTTTATACAGAGGCAGGAATTGACTGGGGCTATGCCTGTACTGCTTTGTCAATGGTGCAAGATCCTAGAGAAGTTTTCAGAAATAATATAACAAAGATTTGGGAATATGTAGAATTAAAAGAGAGATGTAATGCAATTGCTGATCTTTGTATAAAATACAATATAGTTAGATTGTATTGTGATAGCAATCCCAAGGATTCAAATATGACATTGAAGAAAACATTGAGAGAAAAGAGGGTAAATACAGAAGTTATTCCAATTGCTTTTAATAAATGGAAAGGTGTAGGAATTAATGTTATAAGATTCTTGTTAGAAAAAAATAAATTAAATATAACTGATAAAACAGCTCAAGAAAAAGTTAAAAAATATCATTACAAAGATCCTGAGTTAGGAATTATCGAAAAAAAGGATGACCATATTCCAGATAGTTTAATTGCATGGGCTACAAGTAGATATAGAATATTAGGAATTTAACTATTGACATTGTTGTGCTTAAACTATATAATAAGGGAATCATACAATATGTATTGATTGCCGCCCAATACATATTGTATGAACTACAATAGTATTAAGCTTTATAAATTCGAGGTGGCAAATTTGGATTTATAAAGCTTATTTTATTTTTAGGAGGAAATATGGAATACAAAATTTTAAAAGTAAAAGATTTAAATGAGTTTGCAATAAGAGAAATACGACAAAATACAATTGATAAATTAAAGGAACGGATCAATAAACATGGATATAATAATTCTAGACCTTTAACAATTGTAAAAAAAGATAATAAATATTTTGTAGCTGATGGCAATCATAGACTAAAAGTTTTAAATGAGCTAAATATTATTGAAGTCCCATGTTTAATTATTGATGATGATATTTATAAAATTGCTGTTAATAATAATCTTGATGAAGATACTTATTCAAAGATGGATCTTTTTGATTGGCTGGATATTATTAGTAAGATGAAAGATGAAGGTTATAAGCTAAAAAAGATTGCTGAAAAGTTGAATTTTAGTGAACAAACAATAAAATATTATAATAGTTTATTAAAAAAAGTTTCCACTATTTTAGATTTAACAAAAGAAAGTCAAGAAGGTAGGGAAACTAAAAAGTTTACAGTGGAAACTTTTAATTTCACAGAAAGATGGTTTAGAGATTCAGGCTTATATGATTTAACATCAGATTATCAATTAAAATTCTTTGAATCATTCAAAGAATCTAAGTTCAAATGGAATAAAAATAAAGTCCAACAAGAAACTGCAAAATTAAAATTATGGCAAGAATTTATTAAAATATCAAAAGCAAAACTAGTAAATGAAAATGATTTAACTATAGTTATTGAATTAATAGAAAATAACAATTTCAAAACTGAAAATCAATTATTAGAAAAAATAAAAGATTTAAATAATAAGGCTTCAAATAAATTAATTAATGGAGATGCATTAATAGAACTTGAAAAACTAAACGATTGCAGCATAGATTTAGTGGTTACTGACCCACCATATGGAATAGATTATTGTTCTAATAGAAGTCAATATAAAGATCATATAACTAAGAATAAGATCAAAAATGATAAATCAGAGGCTTTTGAGTTATTAGATAAAACTTGTGAAATATTAAATAGAAAAACTAAATCAAATTCACATTTTTATTTTTTTACATCCTGGAAAGTTTATTCTAAATTTGAAGAAATAATATCTAAATATTTTAATATAAAAAATATGATTGTATGGGATAAAGGTAATCATGGTTCTGGTGATTTAGAAAATTCTTGGGGTAATAGACATGAATTAATTATTTTTGCTACAAAGGGAAATAGAAGTTTGACTATACGAAAAGCTGATATATTAAATATTTCAAAAGTGCAAAGCAATAAAATGATTCATCCTACACAAAAACCAATTGAATTAATAACTGAAATATTAAAAGTATCAAGTCAAAAAGCAGATACTATATGTGATCCATTTATGGGAAGTGGGTCAATAATTAAAGCAACAAAAAAATATAAAAATCTTAATTATATAGGTATTGAAATAGATAAAAATTATTTTGAAATAGCTAAAAATTTTATAGGAGAAGATAATGGCTGATTATTTAAGAAATAGAGAATGGGCTGATAAATTTATTGAATTACAGAGAAACATAATTCTAAAAAATACTTTGAAATATGATTTTAATAAATCTAAAAAATATATCAAAGAATATTTTTTAGAGAAAAATATTAAACCTATGAAGGAAAAAAAGGAAAATTTTATTAAAAATTTTATTAGTTTAGAATATGATCATGATAAAGATTGTAATGAAAATACAGATTTAACATATTATCTATATGCAGCATTAAGTTTTGCACTAAGAATAAGAAACTTAAAAACTAAATATTTTGAAAATAATAATAAACGCGATATAACAATTAGAAGTTATAAAAATGGCGATAATACCGAAATAAAGAAAATCATAGATGGATTTGGTGACTATATGTTATATTGTTGGGGATTAATGCAAAATAATGAACCGATAATTAAAGATTATATTTTATTAAACTTAGATAAATTTAGAGATAACCATGAGAAGTGGAGGACAGATAAAGACATAAGCAATCACGATGGATCAAAATTCAATTGTTATTCAATAAGAGAAATAATAAAAGCTGGAGCAGCTATTGATTTTGATCTTAATAATTTCAAATTATAGAAGATTTAAAAGATATAATTATATATAAAAGGAGTGAGTTAAATAATGAATAATAATGTAAAAGAAATAATTTTAATTGTATTATTTATAGGTCTTATTTTTCATAGTCCTAAATTAATAAAAGTTTTAATTGGTGAATAAAAATATTAAAAAGAATGGAGAGATTAAAAATAATGAAGAATATGAAAGAAAAAAAAACTTAGAATATTGTTTGATTTTGATGGGGTTATCCATAGCTATATTAGCGGATGGAAAGGCTTTGGTTTAGCTGTAGACGAACCTGTCGAAGGCATAAAGGAATGTATTGATCAGTTAAAAGAAATTGGAATATATGAGATAGTAATATATTCTTCAAGATGTACTCATGAGGCAGGAATAAAATGCATTGAGCAATATTGCAAAGAATATAATATTTACTATGATGAAATAAGCCATCATAAAAAGGCAGCTTTTTTGACTATTGACGATAGGGCTATATGCTTTGATGGCAATGGATTTTCTTTAACTGAAAAAATAAAAAAATTTAAATCATGGCAAGATAAAGTTAAATTAATTTTTTATAATGGTCCAGAAAAGGAATTTAAAAGAGACTTATTAAAATTAATTAATGATGTAAAATCTAATTATATTCCAACTAATTATTTAGCAAATAAAGAATTAGATAAAATATTAAATAAGTATTATGCTTCGTTTAAAGGAGGGAAAGATGGATAAAGATTTTGGGAAACGATTAGTAAGATTACTTGAAAGATATGAAAATGCTACAGAAGACGAAGAATTTTTAATAAAGATTTTAACATTTATAAATGCTGCCTGGGATGTATGCATAAATGTTAAAGGTTTAAAAAATGCAAGTAATGATGTATTTTTTATGAGTGTTGCAATTCTAATTGTGGTAGAAGAAAAAAAATGTTTTAAAGAAGAAAAAAACAATAAAAACGGCAAATTAGAAACTGAAATTAGAATTAAAGATTTGGTCAAAATTAAAAATATTGTCGTTGAAATTGTAAAACAAATTTGTGAACAAAATGATTATAAAGGAGATTATATGGATTTTCGGGAGCCAATTTTTGTAGATCCTACTACTTTATTTGAATAAGTCAATTAGAAAATTTGATTTAAGGAGTGAATTTTTATGGCATTTTTGCAAAGCAGAGAAGAAATCCCACCAGCTGGATGGTCTTATTGGTGGGCAAAATATCATGAGTGGGCGGCGTGGTATTCTGGCGATCCAGAACAATTATTAGACTTTTATACAAAGATGGCAACTGGAAACGATACAGCACAGGAACGATTCTGGGCAAGACAAGAAAGAAATGACAGAAAAGGCATTGTTCATATGCCAATCGCTGGAGATATTGCGACAACTGGGGCAGACCTTTTATTTTCTGAACCAGCAAGATTAAAATATGATGAAGCAACGAGATCAGGTGAAAGAATAAAAGAATTCATTAAAAAGAATATGCTTAACTCGAAGCTATTAGAAGCAGCTGAATTAGGTGGAGCTTTGTCAGGTTGTATTTTAAAGTTAGATGTGGAATCTGAGTTAGAAGGAATTCCACTTTTAAATATTATTACACCTACTCAATTTATTCCGACTTTTTGGAGGGGCAGGCTGTGGGAGATATTATTTTTTAGAACAGTTAGACAAGAAAAAGGAAGTATTAATTATAGGTTGTTTGAGAACAGAAGAAGAGAAGGGAAAAGTCTTATTATTGAATATCAGTTAAGAAAAGGCACTGACTCAAAGGTTGGCGAAGAAATAGAACTAAATAGCATTGATGAAACTAAAGATTTAAATCTAGAACCTGTTATATATAGAAATGTTGAAGGTTTAGGGTGTATTTATGTTCCAAACAAGCTTCCAAATAAGCTAGCACCTGGAAGTTATTTAGGTATTAATGATTATTCGCAATGTATAACAATGATGGATTCCTTAGATTTTACATGGACTTCATGGATGAGAGATATTGAGCTAGGAATGGCTCAAATATTTGTCGATGAAGAATTAATGCAAAAAGAGGTGACAGATGTAAATGGAAATACTGATTTCTTCTCTAAATTCAGTAAATTTACTAAAGCATTTACCAAGATAAATTTAACTCAATGGAGAATGTCTGGGGAAAGCGGAGCAAAACCGATTGATTCTGTTCAATTTGCAATTAGAACAGATGATCATATGAAAACATGCACAGAATTATTACTTGAAATTGTAAATATGGCAGGATATAGCCCGCAAACGTTCGGATTGGGTGAGTTTGGGAATGCCCAGTCTGGTACAGCCTTAAAAATTAGAGAGCATAAATCTCAAAAAACCAGAAATAAAAAGGCTGAATACTGGAAACCAGCGATAATGGAATTGTTAAAACAGATGCAAAATATAGACAAGGCATCTGGACTTTCGACTAATTATGAAGCAGAAGAAGTAACTGTTGAGCTTGAGGATGGAATATTAAATGATATTAATGAAACCTCGGAAACAATTAGAAATTTATCCCAAGCTAGGGCAATTTCAATTTACATGAAGGTTAAATTGTTGCATCCAGATTGGGACGATGAAAAGTTACAAGAAGAAGTTGACAGAATAAATGAAGATGAAGGAATCACCAATGAAAAAATTCTAGATAATGAAATAATATTAGATAATATTAGGAAAGATGAAAATAAAAATGATGAAGACGACAAGAAAGATGAAGAAAAGGAAAATAATAATGAGAATAATAGTAATAATATAAAAAAATAAGTTTAGGCATAAGTTTGCTTAAACTTATTTCATATGATAAAATTTATAAAAAAGGGAGAAGAATTATGAATAATGAATCAATTAAGTTTAAATGGGAATCTGATATTGAATATAAATATAGGAGAACTATGTATTTGATATCTGCCAACATATCGGGGTTGTTGGCAACGTTAGGAGAATATGATAAGCAAACAAATCCTAATTATCAACCATGTTTAAATAAAGTTAAGTCTGAACATGGAAGATTAAAAAACTTAAAAGTTCCTGACTTATATAATGAGATTCATAAATTATTAAGTCAAGGATATGACTATTATGAAAAAGCGTTTTATGTCTTAATTGATACCTTTAAGATGAAACTAATTGTAGGGGCAAACGATAATAAGTTAGCTGGTAAAGTAGCAAAAGCAGCTACTTTTATCGAAACCGGCAATGCTTTTACTAAAATAGTTAACACTAAATTGTTTGAAACTTTAGAAAGAAAGCAAGAAGAATATCTCAAATCAAAAGAGGCGAAGAAATAATGCTTAATGGGAACAGTGGTAATTTTGGAGAAGGATTAAGTGAGTCAGCTCAAAATGTTGTTTATAATGTCTTATTAGCTGTTACTCGATTAAATAAAAGACTCGCAAGAGATCCAGACAATATTTTAAAATATAAGAAAATGTATGATAAAGAAATATATAGTATTGCTAAACGATTTGATAAAGAATGGAAGCATTGGGCAGACAAAGATTTAGCTAAAGCTTATTTGTTTGGATTAAAAGATGCTGAAAAAGAAATTAAAAAATTTGGACTTAAGGATATTTCTAAAAATATTGTTAATGGTTCTTTTTTAATTGAAAGTCCACCACCCGCTCCAATTCCAGAAATACCAGGTCAGACATTATTATGGTTTGAAGGATATGAGTCTCATCCAACATTTTTTGGAGTCTTCAGAAATGCAGCTTATTATTCCTTAGAAGAACAAAGATTTCAAATTATTAGAAAAGCGAATGACATTTATAGAGAATCCGCAATATTGGCAGCGGAAAAAACATTTCAAGAATCCGATTATTTTACTAGGATCAGATTTTCTCAAGCCATGTTGGATGATTTAGCAAAAAAAGGACTTCAAACTATAACTTATAAAAATGGTGCTAAATATAGCCTTGATACGTATTGTGAAATGGCAGGAAGATCATTGTCGAATAGAGCGACATTGCAATCTAGGTTAAACAGATATAATCAATCTGGTTATAACTTAGTAATTGTATCTAGTCATTTTAGAGCATGTAATTTATGCACGCCATATGAGGGAAAGACTTTAAGCATAGAACCTCATCCAGTTTATGAAAGCGTGGCGGATGCTGAAACACAAGGTCTCTTTCATTCAAATTGTAAACATAATATTTCCGTATGGTTTGAGGGAATGGAGAAAAGTCAACCAAGTTTAGCAACTGGAGAACAAAAACTCGTTGATGAATATGGATATAAAGAAGCTCAAAAGATTTCTTATGCAGCTCAAGTTAAGCAAAGACAAATTGAAAGAAATATAAGAAATTGGAAAAGGAGATCTATTGTTGGATTGGATAAGAATACTAAAAACTTTGCAGATAAGAAAGTAAGATATTGGCAATATAGGCAAAGAGAACATTTAAAAGAAAATACATTTTTACCTAGAAAATATTCTAGAGAACAAATTGGGAAAGCACATTAAATTATGATACTTATTTTTAAAGACTATTGACATAAATATTCTAAAAGAATAAAATTGAACAAATATTCTAAAAAGAAAAGGATTAAATTTATGTCAAAATTAGTATTATTAAAAAATAATCAACTATTAACAACAAGTTTAATTGTCTCAGAAGAATTAAAAAGAACTCATAAAAGTATTACAAATTTATGTAAATATTATGAAGATTCTTTTAAAAAATTCGGAACTTTTGGAATTTCAAATTCTAAAAGTAAAGGGGGAAGACCAGAAAAATTTTATTATCTTAATGAACAACAATTGACATTTTTGATTATGATGTTGAGAGTTAAAAAAAATGAAAATGATAAGGTTCTAGAATTTAAAGAAAAAATTACTCAAGAATTTTTTAGAATGAAAAAATTGTTATTAAATTTATCTACTCAAAAGGCTAATCAAGAATGGTTGGAAGTTAGAAAAAAAGGAAAAATATCAAGATTAAAACAAACTGATATATTAAAAGAATTTAGACAATATGCAATTGATCAAGGTAGTAAAGGTTATATAAAGCAAGATAGAGTTTATTTGACTTTTACAAAAATGGAAAATGATAAATTATTTATAATTGAT